CAAAATATCTGACGTGTATATATACATGCCGCCAAAAGCTAAACCTTCAGGTTCCAAAACGAGTCACCCCAAATTAAAACATGGGCCAAAAAAATGTCCGGACGGAGAAACAAAACGCGTATCATTCAACAAGAAAGGATACACTAGAGTAGGTAAGGATGGGAAAAAAATGAGTGTCCAAGCTTCACATGTGGGAGCAACATGCGTTCCAAGTAAAGGAAAAGCATTGATCAGAGGACGAAAAACGAAAGCATCCGAAAAAGTATTGCCTAAATTTAACAACGATTTTCATCTTAGAAGTTATGGTTATGGTACACATAAATCAGTTTCAGTTCGTCATGCAGCGTTGAAAAAAGCTGCAGAGGATATTGGTGCCGTAAAAGTTTTACAACATTTAGGTTTGGCTAGAAATTATAACGCAGATCCAAAAAGCAAAAAAGTAATGGCAGCTGATGTCAAATTTTTAAGTATTGAACATGCGCATGATCTCGAAAAAGCTGGTAAGAAATCACATTCTGTATATTTGAAGAAAGCCAAGAAAACATCTGGATCTAAAACTGCCAAGAAAGCATCTGGATCTAAAACTGCCAAAAAAGCATCTGGATCTAAGACTGCCAAAAAAGCATCGGGATCTAAAACTGCCAAGAAAGCATCTGGATCTAAAACTGCCAAGAAAACAACTAAAAAAACAACTAAAAAACATACAGGTGGGGCAGCAAAATCAACCAAAAAAACAACTAAGAAGCATACTAAAACAACTAAAAAGCCAACTAAAAAGCACACCAAAACTACTAAAAAGCCGTCAGGATCAAAAACTAGCAAACCAAAATCCAAAAAATAGTAAATTTAATAAATAATCAATGATTAATTATTAAATTATTTTTTAACTGCGGCCGGCTTCTTTGCGACTGGTTTCTTTGCTGCCGGCTTCTTTGCCGATTTATCATCTTCTTCATCATCAGAATCAGCGGGTTTTTTAGCGGCAGGTTTTTTAGCTGCCGGTTTCTTAGCTGTTTTTTCTTCCTCATTAGCAGCAGGTTTTTTAGAAGCTGGTTTCTTAGCAGGTTTTTCATCTGACTCTTCTTCGTTAGAATCGGCTGGTTTCTTATTTGCAGGTTTTTTAGCAGCAGGTTTTTTAACAACTGGTTTGTCTTCCGATTCTTCTTCATCAGAATCAGCTGGCTTTTTAGTTGGTTTCTTAGCGGCCGGTTTTTTAACAACTGGTTTGTCTTCTGATTCTTCTTCATCAGAATCAGCTGGCTTTTTAGTTGGTTTCTTGGCAGCAGGTTTTTTAACAACTGGTTTGTCTTCCGATTCTTCTTCGTCAGAATCAGCTGGCTTTTTAGTTGGTTTCTTAGCGGCCGGTTTTTTAACAACTGGTTTCTCGTCAGATTCTTCATCTGCAGATTCAACAGGTTTAGTAGTTTTTTTTGCTGGTTTAACTGGTTCATCAGATTCAGAAGATGATTTCTTGTTTGATTTTTTTGAATCGGAAGCGACAGTTTTCTTAGCAGGCTTTTTGACGACGGGTTCATCAGATCCTGAATCCGATGAAGATGCAACCGGTTTTTTAGTAGGCTTTTTGACAACCGGCTCATCTGATTCAGAAGATGCTACAGTTTTTTTAGCACCTGGCTTTTTTCTGACAATTGGTTCGTCAGATTCAGAATCTGAATCATCCTTTTTAGTGGGTTTCTTTTTAGCAGATTCGTACTCATTGTCTTCTGAGGTCTTCTTTATAGGTTTCTTACTAGAATTGGCCTTTGGAGCTGGTTTCTTACCTGTATTTACAACTGTTTCATCATCAGACACAGTTTTTTTAGCGACCGGTTTCTTGGCGGGTTCTTCGTCAGATTCTGATGTGCCTTTTTTAGGTTTATCAACTTTTTTACCTGTTGTCTTTTTGTCTTCAGAAGCTTCTGAATCTATCGTTTCGGATGAAGAAGACGATGAAGGTTTATTTTTTGGTCCTTTGATTTTTTCTTCAGATTTAGGTTGAACCTTGGATTTTTCTTCAGACTTGGGTGGAGTTTTAGTCTTTGGTTTTTCAACCGACTCCGTATCTTCTGACGTACTATCAGAAGAGGATTTTGTGGTTGTCCCTTTTTTATCTGATTGTGTATCTGACGCAGTATCAGAATCAGATGTCTTATTTTTCTCACTTGCAGCTTTAAAATCTATTTTTTCAACATCCTTTTTCAATTGTTTCAGATCTAAATCATTGATCTGTCCACATTCAATGCAAATCTGAAAAGCACATGCACCGTTATCTGATATGGATGATAATTCAGGCATTGTTTTGAACTTACCTTTAACGTTTGATTTGCTATTGCTCCATTCGCAAACACAATTATCAAATTTCGAAATAGAAACGGAAAAAAAGTTAGTTTTTTTACAACCTGCACACTTCATTATGGGTATCTTGTAATATGACGTTTTTATATATGTTCTTATCTCTGGCACTTAAAAAATCAATATTTTTTTTAGGAAAAATATTGATTTTATATCAATTACGATGTATTATATGTATCATTATCAACAAACATGTATAATCCTCCTATCTCCGTAGTTTGTGAATACACCCATAAGAACATTATTATCAAGGACTTCCAAATTACGACACATCCAACGAAAGATATATACCACTTGGAAGCGTTGTCAACTGGTAAACAATTAGAGTGGAACGATATTTTAGACATTAGTGTGTCACACAAATTTTATATTTTTAATTCGTTTAAGAAAAACATTGATGAACTACGTAAATGCGATATCAAATTTGTTTGCGTAATTGACATAACCGATTTTCCTATCATCAAAGGCTTTATCGATGATTCCGATATGCGCAATAGCAAATCAAATTCTTTGTTTGATAGTCATCTAGCGATATTATGGAATAATTATTCGATTGATCATGTTATAACAGTTACGACAAATATACATCGTTCACATATTGATGTACAATTATTACCTTTCATATGTACTAGTCTGAACGTCACTCAACCGATATACATAAATGAAGCTCCAACGAGAACTGTTCACTATGATGAAATCCCGTCATTGTCTAGATTTGGTTTGTCAGAATTGACGAATAGGTTGTTTGATCCCATTCCATTGTCTTCTTTCATATCAAATGAATTACCGTAACTATATTTAAAAATATGGCATTTATGATAATAATATAATGTCGGAATATTGTCACTTAATAATTGAATTTACATTATTTTTTTTGTTAGGCGCACATATTGTCTCTCCGTTCGTTGCCATTTTTAGCATTGGTAGCAAACAATTTGCTTTGATTTCATTCATTATTAACATAATATTCATATTCACGCCCACTATTAACTTGGGACTAATGTATTTATTTGAGGCAAGTAACAAATATGCAAATATTTCATTGTTTTCATTAATTCGTAATATTGTCGTATCCAGTTTAGCACTCGCGGCTACCATTGTGTCATGGTTATTTTATCGCGAAGAACATTTAGAATACTACATCACAAATATTGTCTTATCGTTCACAATGTCAGTTATTACTATATGTGGTACTTTATACACATATAGTGTCTATCATCATAAAAAAAATAAAGATGCAATCAAATCTGATGATAATGTACATCTTTCAACTTATTAAAAAATATTATCATTGATATTATTTTTTAATTCCTACGAATACATAATTAAACTCACTTTCTTGAATTTGTAATGCGATAGGACAAATGATTATGCCATCTTTCACGATGACATACAGATCTTTATTGGCCTGCACTATTTGCGATGAGGGATTAGTTTCTACAACTCGTTCGAATATTGTTTGGTAAGAACATAAATTCAATTGCATCGACAACGTGCCATGCTGAATCGCATTATGAAATTCATCATATTTGTTAGTTAGATGTACTAATAATTCTCCAGATTCTTTCAAACAGCATAGATTTTCATGCATAGATTCATGATGTTCCAGCGTTTCAACAATTACGTCGTAACGTTTTTTACAACTAATAATCACCAAATATTTCACTTGTTCATGATTTTTCCGCAAAACTACTTTGCCACCGTTGTTTTCTACCATTTTTTTATAAACTGGATGATTAGCCCAATCAACTGCGATCAAACCTATATCCAATCCTAATTTCCTAAGTTCCATTTCCACATCGTAAGGACTGCACTGGTTCCCAAAAAAATCATAATAGGAATCGATAATCATCGTCACCAATACTAATGACTTGTACACATCCGCAGTTTGCAAATTATGAATGATGTTCTCAAAAGATGGCTCGCAAGGCAACCAATCTACAATACAAGAAACCATAATATCTTAATCTAAATTTTGATGAATAACGCTGTAAATCTATTTTTCAATTTTTTATTGAATAATAAGTTTAGAAAATGTATACTTTTTGGAATCCGATATATGCACCATCGAAATTTTGGATCGGATACAAGCTAGCTACATCAGCAGTAATTTCAGTATCAATCAAATTTGCATTCTTAAAACAGCACCCTGTGAGATCGATTCCTCCTAATTTGGAACCTTGTAAATTTGCACCTACAAAGGAAGAATATTTAATATTGGCATCTTCAAAGATACAATTTTTAAATTCAACACAGTCACAATTAAGATTGCATAATTTCGCGCCCGTAAAGTCAACGTTTTTGAAAATTGAATGCTTTAAGTCTGTACCCGTAAAATCTACTCCAGATAGATTCGTGTTTTTAACCTTCATCCCCCTCATTTTGGCATATCGCATATCACTTTTGCTAAAATCACTGCCTTTTATGATCGTCATATTCATATCAACACATCTCAAATCAGAGTCTGGATTATTCGTGTTTAAAAACTCCTGACAAGCCAAATTTGGATATGATTGTTTTGTAGGAATTTTATGTGTTTCAACGTTGACCACTTTTTCAGGAGCGCAAACAGGTTTTGATACTTTTTCGATTATTTGGACTTTATGGCAAGATTTTAACAAACTTTCGATGGCATCTCTTTCGATAAGTTTAACGTCTTCTACAGGTTTTGTTTTTTTGAGTCGATCTTTGACTTGCAATAATTCTTGCAAATTAATTGTAAATGGCGTATCATTCTTTGTTCGTTGCTTCAAAGGAGGTGTAATACCTTGACGAGGAATAGAAGGGGGTACGAATTTTTCTTTCAAAAGAATCCCATATCCACGATCTGCAGTTCTTTCCATATCGCCCAGTCGCAAATCGTTTGTCGTTCTCTTTTGATCTTCAACATCGACGCTCGGAACACCAGTGATTGTGTTCACAATTGGTCCATAACATGGCATTTTAATTGGTGCAGAAACGGGCGTCTCATTTTCGATTTTTTGACCGCAAAATTTAACGCTACTTTTACTTAGTTTGGGTGTTTCGTCTGTTTCAATGTTAGAATGTGACACTGACTCTCCATTGACATTCTTATGATCAGAAATAAATAGTGGTCGCGCTGTAATCATATCGCCGCCAGTAAACTGTTTTACTATTTGAGGATCAATTTGCAGACTTTCAGGAATATCATTTTCTTGAGTTAACTTCAATGCTTCTTGAAAAATTTGTTGGCCATATGGCTTACATTTTTCTACGTAATTAATTTGTTTACCTTCTTTTTCTGCATCGATAATCTGTTGCAACTTACATTTTTCTACGTGATTAATCCGTTTATCTTCTATTTGCTCTTTGATATCAGTAAAAAAATTCTTGTTGTTAACCAATTCATAATGTTTAAAATTTTGTCGTGTGTTCCTATTTCGCCATATAGAGCCACAACCTAGTTGCAGTGCCAATGAAATACCTTTTACTTCGAATGTTTCATTTTCAAAGACAAAGTCAATATCACAATCTCTCAACGTTTTAGATAATTCATCAAACATTATTTGTTTTTCAATTTCCCACGATTTTAGGGTATCTATCCCGCATATTTTACTTAATAAATGAAAATACATATGCTTCTCATCGTCGTATGTCCATAATCCCGCGTCATGTGCCACAAACTTGCTGTTGGTTCCGATACCAAATATGCACAATCCTTCATAGCCCTTAAAAGAATACACCTTAACGTTGCTGTCTTCTTTAATATTTTTTTGAATAGTATCTATTCTATTTTGTAAAAATTGCGAATTTTGCATCAAAAATGACTAATTGATAGATATATTATTTGACACCGTATCCTGGTTGTTCAGATTTCAATTTTTTTTGCTGGATAAAAAAATTGAAAATTTAATTCATTGTTTGTTCTTCATCTTTTTTCATATATCAAAATGATTCAAGTATTATTATCGTTATTCATTTTAGCAAATAGTTGCAAACGTTGTGTATCAAAAGGAATAGTATATGATTGCGGCGATGGCGCGATCATACAATTCGGTCCCCGTAACCATATTGGTGTCTGTTGTGACGGCGTTTGGAACCAATGTCAGCAAAGTAATGGATTGCATTGTTCAGGTCATTGTCCAATTAATCACAAAGTTAGCAACAATACCCCCCAAATTCTAAATAAATTCGTTTCTGTTAATGACCGCTCATATTCTGACTATGTTACTGTCGCCAAACTTCAAAATACTAGTTTAGAAAGTGCCAAACTGGTAAGCAGTCTTGACCTGAATATTGCCGATTCGGTATTATGGAAAGGTGACGAGTTTGGTAAGAAAAAAGATGTCATCGTTAGAGTTATGCGCAATGATAAAGATCATCTGAATCCAATTTGTTGTACTAACACGACTGATATCTACAAATTAGAAATATATTGTGGTAGATATTGTAATCGTTGTCCCACATATTTTTCGAGTTCCAGCATCATTTGTGATAATCAAATACACGGTATTTGTTGCAATTCGCCAATCGGAGGTAAGAATGATAGGGGAATTTGTATCTGTGAAAAAAATCCCATTTGCGAATGTTTTTAATATTCTTCTGTTAATATAATGGAAGAATATTACAAGGCAAAATATTTAAAATACAAAGGCAAGTATTTTGCTGTCAAATCTAATCAAACTGGGGGCAAAGGTGGAACATGGGCGCAAAAAGAAAGAAAAAGAAGAAAGGAACTCGTAAATATGAAAACAACGAATAGTTACATTTCATACGATAAAATAAAAGGTCTCGCAAGCTATGCTGTCCATTGTAACGGCGGTCGACCATTTATTGTCAATGTTGAACCTGGGGAAATAAATATCTTAGTTGGAGATACAACATACAAAAGATTAAAACCGATTAAAGATTTTGAAGGTTATTGGACTGGATACGATGCGTCGCCATATAAAAATCATGGCAATACTATCTTGATCAAAATAAATGAACATAAATACATATATGTTGGCTGTGAAATATTTTCCTTCAGAACGAAAGAAGAGATCTTAGATTTTATTTCTCCTTTAGGCAATTCGGACGTTCCATATCCACTGGCTTATGGAACCGAAAACATTTATTTTTTGTGCGAACGTTCATATGTTAGAGCTGATCAGATGCATTTGGAGCCGACTGTTTTAAATGCGGAGGAATTATATGGTGAATTTTATGGACATATTACCTTTCCGGATACACAAAAGTTTGACATAATACCTCTTTTGGGACTTAAAAAAATAGCTAGCAGAGGATGATATCTGAGAAATGGCACGAGATGCTGAAATGAAAAATACGTTATTTGATATTTTTACTTCTGGTGAGTGTCCATGTGGAGGTGCATTCTCGTTGACGACACACAATGAACAAGAAGAAATTACTCATTACAAACATTTGGAATTATGTTTGATGTCGGCCAGCGAATCTCGATAGCGAAAACAGTGGCAAATCAATTTGGAAGAAAGGATTCGATCCCGTCAAACAACTTATTTACTTCTGTTTTGATACAGATAAGAATGAATAGTTTCAATATCACACATCTATTAAAAAAAAGCAATGCCAAGTGAAGCAGAAGAGATTAATAATTTTAAAAGATCATTTGGCACAGCAGAAGAGTTGTGCAAAACGTTGAATTTGAAATTCGTGACCGGCGAAAGAGGATGCGGTATTTATGGTGGCAGGATTCAGTCTCTCGTTGAAGCAGCAAAAGTTTTGACTGATCGAACTACTATCTGCGTTTGGAAATCGGACGCTCGGGAATAAATTTTTTTATCTTTAATTAAAAATAATAAAATTTGAACTACATTGATCTGTTGGACTGACATAATAGATTGTGTGATATTGCTGTATGATCAATTTGTTTTGAAAAAAATATGAGAGGTCATCAATCGGATTGGGATATTACGACTAATAATTAGTTGCTGTATGATTGATTGGATATTTCGTTAATCAAGGGATACTGATCTTCAATAAAAAATTTGCTGTATGATTAACTTTAATTTATGGACATCGATCGTTAAACTCATTGCTTCATCTGAATAAACGTTTTGCTGTATGATCGAATAATATATATCTATAATTGCTTCTTGCTAAAAAATTGCAGTATATGTTCATCAATAAAAAACAAAATATAATACTAATCTGCTAATAACCAGGATTTGTTTTGCTGTATATATTTTTAATTTATCAATACTGAACACTATTTTTATCAAATATCTGAATACAATATGGGTGTGCTCTTCGAATGATTGCTGTATGCATTCCGTTAACTATACTCTAAAAAACAAATGGCTGTATGTACTTATATGAACAAAAATAATTCAACATCAAGTTGTGTGTTATCCTATTAATGGGAAAGTAAGGTAAGTTACTCACAATATTATATCGTTCATTCAAAGTGCAATGATTTTATTCATGTAATTAGACTATATGAAAAAAATTATAGTTTTAACGCACTTGTCAGAATTATGAATAGTTTTTGGTGATAGATTGATTACGTCCAACGAATATTGCTTGCGTGTTGAATTGGTCTCTTTCTTTTGGGCATAACAAATTTTTTTTTATTTTGCTTGAATGAATATGTTGTACTGGCACATGATATATGACATCATCAATGCAAATTATCAATTTATTATCAAAATTCGATTGACCTGGCATAAATTTACCCCTCCTAATTTTGCAAGCTAACGTAACGATCATATTATCCGTTGATCTCATAAACTCCAAATTACAATTATTTATTTTGACATATTTTATCAAACCAAATTGTATTTTTTGACCGACCGATCCGATGCTAATTGGATCAATAGTGCAAAAATCAGAAAGAGTTGTCGTCACAAAACAATATGGCAATATGATCGGACATATTGCCAAAAAGTTCGGACGTTCAGTTACAGCATATATTATATTCCATTTTGTTTCTATTTGGCCTATATATTTCAGCGTTAAAAGATTGTTCATTTCTAAATGAACACGTTCATCATTTGAAACAGATGATCTCCGCATAGATACAAGCGCATCAAACATTAAATCTTCAAATGATTCAATATCATCTAAAACAATAGCATCTACGCAAGATATTGGTATGGCATTATAACATTCTGCCATAGTTTGTTATCATCTCTTCTACAAAAGTTAAATTATAATATTTAAAAATTCAATTTTTTAAATATTATTTACTGGCTTTACTCCTTTTTTGATAGCACTATTGGCTACGGCAGTTGTTAATTGCGCAAAAGTGAAGTTACGTTTGTTCATTACGATGTCGTCATAATCGTGTTCTACATTGTAAGGTTCTAATATTGTCATCATCATCGTCATAGGCGTAATATCATCTCCGTTCAACACGTGTTTCAATAACTCTGCCGAAAATCCTGATAACATAATATATCCCTCTTCGTTTTTATCAATTGGTAACGACTTTGAATCACTCGTTCTCAAATTCCAACAAACGATTTTAGGTAATTCATATCCTTGTTCGTTGAATAATTTTGTCACTGTTTCAAACGTTGATTCCCATTTATCACCGTCAGCTGAATCGAATTGCATGTCCGTAAAAATGATCAGCGATGATATCATGTCTTCGGGGTCTAATTTCCGTTCAATAGCATCATCCAATATTAATTGAAACGATGCGCGGAGGTCAGTACTTCCACCCCAATCTTTGTAGTCCATACATTTTACTTTTTCTTGCAGTGTTGATCCCTCTATATGATGCCATCTCGGTTTAGTATTGAAAGTTAAAACTTTTAAATCTGCAGAATCGCTGCATTCGGCGACCAATATGCCCAGCGCAACAGCAACTTCTAAAGGTTGTCCATCCATCGAACCGGATGTATCAACAATTGCGATAGTATTGCTGAATGATCCTGCTTCCCTTGTTTTTTGAACTAGAGTATTCCACTGCGCTTCCACCAACGGATCAAGATCTATTGATTTACGCAAATAAGTAGATACCAACTCATGTGGCTGAATCCCTTTTACGTTGACTTTTGTTTCGCCTGCAGATAATTTTTTCAAATACTCAGAATATGATAGATGTAAATTCGTTCTTGATTCGCTAACTACACCTGTCGCATTGGTATCACGAGAAAATGACTTTTTCATATTTTTCATAGCAATTGAAGGTATGGATTTAAAATCTATCAATTCATACTGGCCCGTTGACATTAAGCGCTCTAAAATATTCAAATGAGCCCGCAAATCGCTTAGCATCACTCGATATTCTTTAGGAGTTTGATTCATCATTTTCATGATTTTGTTAGCAGCTTTAATAGGAATTTGATTAAAATGTGATCGTTCTCCTGGTGCCCATTTAGCGCATAACGAGATTGCCACTTTTGAATCCGTACATACTTGATATGCTTGATAATCTAAGGCTAATTGGTTCGCAAACATTTGACATTCCATTGTATTATCAAATGTATCACACAACGGATCGATAATTAAGCAAAGTCTGTTATGAATTTCAATTATCCGCAACAAATCCTTCCAACAACCGTAATCGATAAAATTTTTTAAAATATCACTGTAAACGTTCGCGGGGAATGCTAATTTTAAACATACCATCAATACAATTGGGATCAATTTTTCCCCTTTGCCGCCACGAATGTCGCGCAAATTTAACAAAAGTTTAATGGCGGTGTCGTAGTCCTCCATCATAGCCTCAAAGAATGCAGTCACATAATCATTTATATTGGCACTACGAGTGATGCGTGTAAAAAAATTGAGACATTTAGATCCAGAAGTTACCAATGCCTTGTCACCGTTTTCTGTAGTTGTATATTCGTTAGGATTGTCAACGTTCCATGAAAAATAGTTTCCAATAAGAGAGAATAATCCGTCCATAGTTAGTATTTTATAATACCAAGTTAGTCTTTAAATAATTTAGAATTATTTAAAAAGTAATGTTGATGAATCCACAATAAGCATAAAAGTGATAATCAGTTGTGCCTGGATAATATGCACTTTCTGCAAACGACGCATAATTAAACAAAAATTTTTGAGATTCCAAGTTATTTTCACTTATCTCAAATATTTTTGTTCTGTCAATTATTACGTTCTTAATCCTATCACAAATATTGTTGTTGATAACAATATCAAAATTATGTTTTGGAATCGACGTATTCTTAAAAACAATGTTCTCAGTTGGATAATATCCAGATATTAAAGTAAATAATTTTAACAAATCCCCTAAAAAAACAATTTCATTGTTATCGTAAATTTTACTTATACATTCAAATTCAATCACATCCGACGTATCTGTTTCCGTGTTATAACCCGACAAAAACATTTTGTTCCTAACAAAATTGATATCTATCGTTGTTTTATCTAAAAAAATATCATGATGAGCAAGCGCATTACCTGTCCTCGTACAATGACTAAAATAAATTGGCAAACCTGCGTAAATGTTAATACAACAAATCTCATCATCCAATAAAACAACTTGGAATGGGATGATATTCTTTTTCGCAGCAAATATTTTCTTGTATTCTAGATACTCTGCGATACAATCTGGAACAAATAATACGTTTCGCGAATTCAAAAAATTATTAATTTGCAGACAGGTATTGTTAATTTTATCATTTAACAAATTTTTTATTCCGCAAAGTTCGTCATCAACCAAACCATATTTAGATGCTAATTGCAAAATATACTCGGATACCTGCCATTGTTTTAATTTTCCAATCACAACGTTGTAAATAATTTTGAAATCATCATATGCTGTATCAAGTTCCATATCATCTAATTCAGGAAAAATCTCGCAATGACAGGTAATAACAGAGTGAGGATATTTTGACAAATATAATTTATCAAATTTGATCGTTTTATTATTATTCGGAAACTTGATCGTGATGTAATTCATTTTATCTATCCTTAATTATCATATAATCATATGAATTTATTTTTCATTTTTTTGATTAATTGCAATTAATCAAAAAAATTCTTTTAGTATCGTCTCATCACTCGCGTCTGTTTTAAAAATATAGTTTTTGATGTGGAAGATGATCGTCGCAGGAGAAAATTTGTTTTCAGGGATCCGTTGTAGAATTTTTTCTGGAATTTCTCTGCCGATAATTTTTTTGTAGATGGAATTGATTTGAAAATGGTCACATAATTTTAGCTTGATTTTGACATCAAAGCGTCCATCCCGATAAAACGCGTCATCCAAATGGTCGATATAATTTGTTGTTACAATGAAAACGCTGTTGTCAACAGTCAGAGTTCCTTGTAATATATTTAAGAAATATTCGAGAGTTAGCTTACTTTTTTGATTATTCATAAGGTCTTTCACTGAATATTCTTTAGTTTCCGATGTTCTTTTTAATACAATGTCTGTCATTGCATCGATATCTTCAATAACAATAATGCCCCCATTAGGGACATTATTGTTAACATAATCGAAAATCATTTGTAAATCTTCGTTAAGTTGAGCTTTCTGCATGTCAACATAGTATATATCCTTTTGCAAATATGTCGCTACAGCTTGAATCGCTGTTGATTTCCCCGTTCCTGGCTCGCCATACAACAGCAAATTCAATTTATTTTGAAATCCTAAATCTTTTAACGTTTGCTTTTTATTTTTGAACTGATCCAATGCCGTCGTTAATTTAGTCTTATCTGAATCTCGTAAATACAGATTATCGATATTCTTTTCAATATCGTTTAACTTTTTTGCAGCAACACGTTTAGTGATAATTTCTGTTATGAGTGCTTTTGGGGGTATTGTATCTGTCAGATTCTTAAACATTTCAAATTTAGAATCCTCTGCGTAATAATCAACATTTTTAGAATCTTTGTTCACAGTGCATAAACTATCAAACATCCTTTTCTTCTCCATCCATTCATTGTATTTCGGATTATCCTTCTCAGTCACCTTTTTATCCTCTTCCAATGTCAGTGAAAATATTTTAACTTTGGTCGTAGATTTTCTATATGATGCGTACACCATAGTAATAAAATCTTTCATAATTTCCCCAATCTCCATCTTCTTCGTTGTAATGACAGCAAAAGGTAATCTATATAGACCAGATGATGTTTCTGTTTTACGTTTATTGATATGATTTGACAGTTCAATAAAAACGCTAAAAGAACTCTTTATTTCCGCAGATGATATATTCAATGCGTTTGTCCAGTTATCGAAATGGTCGCACAACTTATTTGCGTACGAATAGCCACTCATTTTATTTATATTTTTAAGTTCGTACGAATGATGTATATCAAACAACATCATTTCGTATTTTGAAATAGTATCTTTACAATCAGTTATTGACGCGAACCGTAAATATTTATAAAGAAGACAAATGACAATTTCCAACTCAACGAATGATTTTTTTTTATCAATAGATGGATATTTTTCTGCCAATAAATCATTGATGTTCACTTCCGAGAAGCCAGTATCTGGTATATCTCCAACTTTAATAAATGAAGTAACTTTGTCGATTGTGGGTCCATGTTGTTTAAGCATATGTTCATAAATAGCGTTCACTATTTTTTGTTGATCACTTGTCAATAAATCAACGTAGCTATTGATAATCTGCCCAGGTTTTTGTTCTATCAAACTATTTGTTTCTACAGTTGTGATTTCATTGGAATCAACGTTGAATTTATAAATGATACATGTTTCTATTTTAATCGTACATACTGAATTATCCGTTTTATCAATCGCGTCAAATTCAATATTTTTGTATGCTCGCGTAAATACATTTTCCTTTGTGTTTTGTATTTTAATCCCTGTCAAATCAGTTTTGAATCTGCATTTGTCAGTGTTTTTTATCATATATTCATGCATCGCAATCATAAAGTTCAATTCGATATCCATGACGATCTTATTATACAGACCATCATCTTCTAAAATCAAATTATTTTGTGCCGGTAATCCTCTGCGTCTGTCCATAAACGAGCTTATTTTCATTATTAAATTCAACGCAAATACGGGTGATCGCTTTACCAACCATACAAACATCTCAATAGCATAAGATATACCGTTTTTGATATCACCAACAGATAACAACAACAAAATTTTGAAAGCGTTCGAATATGTCATTTCAAATCCTGAATCCAAAACGCCACTTAATTTGGTCATTACCAAATTATTGACTAAAACATCACCAAATTTTTCAAGAGTTGCTCCCACACGTGTCTTTTTAGTACCATTCTCTTCTTTCTCCATGGGATCAAGTTGTTTTTTATGATATAATTCTGTCTCTTATGTGTATTATTTTTTCAATTTTTTTAAAAACAATATGAATACATAGTTTGTATTCATATTATCTAAATGAAATCAACAATAATAGATCATATTTATCAAAACCAATATTACGAATTAAGATGCATATATGCAAATCCTGTAGATTTGTTTAAAAATGATAAATCTGTTTATATGACAATGTTTTATCATAAAAATGTGTACGAAATTATCAAAAAAGAATATGATGATTCGAAACTTGTAAACGCATCATGTGTTATTATTTATTTTGATATCGCGTGCATTTTAACGACACAAGACGATACTAAATCTATATTCGGTAAATTTAAAAAGATAAAAAAGATAAATCATGTTATGAAATTTATTATTGAATATGACCAACAAGTAATTTCAAGTTTTAAATGCGCTTCTCTACCACAAACCGACAAACCAATAAAAATTAGTTCTAAAAATTATGGCATCCCTAATGGTCTCAAACATGTTGGTGAAGATCCGGCACTGATTTATGTAAATGATAGAGAGATAATGCGACCTCTATTATTCCTTAATAATGATACATTATCATACTATTCAGAATATTCATCTATGGGCATTATAAGTGGATTCTTTTTTGAAGCATCCCGAATCATTTGTTTCCTTGTCAGTCCACAATATTACTACGATCTATCACCAAACACTACGAATCTATATATGGATACGTGTTATGGTCACGCACCTAATTCCATACAAGATATCATCGACAAAATGATGATAATGGATAAAGTTTTAATTTGTGTGGATAAAAACGTGTCTGGATATGCATTTGATAGTCTAAAACAAGTAGAGGACTATATAAATGACAATCCCAACGGGATATCTTTGTTTTTTATGGCGCAATTTATCGGCAAAAACATCGATCGAAAATGGTGCAATTATTATTTTATCGATATGATAGTTGATAAGAACATAGACATATTGGATAAGATATTTTCATATGATGGCTTTATCATTGTCTTCATCAAACAAGAAACAGATTTCGAAAAATTTAAACAAATTATCAACGAAAACGATCTGTTCACAATTTGCAGCGACATTGATTTTATGTTTCCCAAATGTTTCCATGATAAATATGATACTTTGATATTACAGATGCAGAGCATTCATGAACAACAACAGATTGCAGAACAATTAGCTTTGGAAAAAGAATTAGAACTAGAAAGGATACAAAGAGAAGTTCGTGAATTTGCTGCATATAGAACGTTCCTCGTAAAGATGATCGAAAAATTAAAATGGAAGAATCATGTCGTGCACTATTGTAAAAGAAGCATCAAACGTACTCGCGAAACTGCATTTGCGGCTGCGAAATATATTATCATGAATTTGAAATGCGACAGATCAGAGATAAAATATCATCCTAATTTATACTGTCTCGGTGTACTTCGATATTTTAGTCAAAAAACAAAGCTAAATGCCAAAATGTGTTCCCAATTATATGATAATTTCATGGATGATATCTTAAAAAATCAAGCTGACAACATAATTCCGCTCGAAGATATCAAATTGACAACAGAGTTTTATCTGACACCGTCAGATTGTGCATATATATTTGAAATGCAGCTCAATTGTGTTTTGTTGTTATATTGTTCTAGATATGGTGGTCATGGAAATTTTAGCACAATGCCCTCTGATATTATTAGGATAATTACGCGGTTAATGTTTTTTAAATAATTTTTTAGTTTATTGATTAATAAACTAAAAAATTGAAATATATTCACACATAATGTCTTAATATTTAAGAAAGGAACAACTTGAAAGAAATGGACAACATAAATGCATTATATCACAGTGCAAACAGTGAAATCGATGATTTGATATATTTAGTTGTCAATCCGGCGATAGGCATCAAAAACTGCGATATTGCAATAATTTTCAAGAATTTGGGCAATAATATTCATAACACAATGGTTAAGTTTGACAAATTGTTTAACATAGAATCAATATTTGCGCACAAACAAATCGGATGTATCTTATTTAGCCAAAAAAATTTTGCCAAGGCGATAAATGATATTAGGCTCGGTTTGGATGTCATAATTTTGATATATGTTAAGACTCCTGAGTTTTCACAATTAGTTGAAGTGATGGATAATTATGTGCAGTTAGGGAAATTAAAAATGTCCGTAAAAAAATCGTCGTTTGAATTTATTACTACGAAATACGTTTACAACTATATAGGCCATGATCCACAATTTGCGCATAAACAAAAATGGCATCATGCAACTATATTTATCGATCTATGTCAGCATGCTAACATAGATGATTATTGGTCCCGATTTAACAGCGCTAAAATCATAAGCATATTTTATTTTCATGAGACGTTTCGTATCTGTATTTTATCGGATGGAAAAGTTAAAACTGATGCAACATGTACTAGACATAATCGTTGTTCTTTCAAAGAGTTGGTTGCAAAAATGATAGGATTAGACATAGCGCCGATAGATTATAATTCAAAAAAAATCCCATCATTTTTAACTAGTTCTATGACAAAAAAAGATGATTTACCGATACAGAGGATTATGAATCTAAAAGAAACAAAAAAATATGTCAATCAAAATTCAAATGATATCTGCAATTTCGTTATCGTACATATTGCGTCGATAAATGATCAAAAGTTAGACAATTTTTTGGTTATGTTTGATTCTACACTTGTCGATAAAATTTTTTTGATGGATAATTTTATGATTGCATTTTTACAAGATCCTGACGTTTTCGAAAATATGCAAAAAGTACTATCGGGTAATAAATTTTTTCAGCTGTGTTCGGAACTAGATTATATGTATCCAGGTTTATTTGATGAAAAATATGATGAGATTAGTATGACATTGCAACAGATCAGGACAGAGATGATGATGACGCGAGAAAAAATGATGAAAATAAATGCCGAGAAAACGGTCGCGCGCAACATTGAACAAACCAAACTGCTGGTAATTCAAAAAAATATTGACAAAATATTGCGAAGTTTTGATCTAAATCAATCATTTGTGTGTGATGTATATAAGACGCTGAAATTTTTGGATGTTGACATGAGAATTATAGAAAAACTATGTGCGAATAAGCCAGATATTACAGTTATTCTGGAAGAAATAGTTCATTGGATCGTAAAATGCTTGTTAAAAAATTTGATTTGTAGCAAGGAAATGATAATGTTCCATCCTTATATATATTATTTATGTGTTCTTGCATACATATTTGATAATTCTCAGCATACAATAGCTATGAGGATTGCTGATCTGGAATGTCGCAAGAAAATATTGAGAAAATTAAATTTGGAGAGAGATGTCATATTCAAAAAAAATGTTTTAAACGTTACGCCTACAAAAAAAGATAAACACACGATTAAAAAATTAGTTCTAAATCAATATATTGGATATCCAGATGAAGTCGTCATAGAGATAAGTGAATATCCAACAACTTATTACGATGTAAACGCTAATGATGATAAACATGATTTGCCTCGTCTTTTAACTTTCAATAAAGTAAGACAAAATTTGAATCAGTATTTAGATGGTAGCGACATGGCATGTTTCAAAGAATTATTAATGCGAAATTTCTGGCTAATATTGTGTTCTAAATCGTATGAATGTGGATCATTTCAGATTTTGCCAAAAGAAATCATATACTCGATAGTGCACTATATGATATGTGTCGTTCGGATTTCAAAATAAATATCATTTATTTTAAAATCTATTCGTTAAATTTTAGTGCCTTTGATGCAGGTAACTTGTTGACTATCTCTTTTGGCGAAACATATTTATAACCAGTGATTTCTATCCTTGTGACTTGAAGATGCATTTTCGTTTTATCTTTATTGGCTTTTGAATCAAATTGAGTCATGGGCATGCTAAAATTAACAGTTTTGAGGATCCTAAATGTTATGTTTCTAGGCAACAAAAATTCATATTCGTAGTAACCAAAATTACCGATATCCTTCAATATTTGATCTTTTTCGTTATTGGGATATTGAATATCATATTCCATATACCATGCTTTCATTTTTTTAGGTAGTTTGACGATGTAAATATGACAATTACCATCACAGAATCCAATTTGAGGATACATTGACCAGGAAGTAAAATTTTTGATCTCTGTTCCCATAAATGGAGTTCGCATAACACGATATAAATATCCGGGATAATGTATTCCTTTACGTATTATGTGATCAAAATGATTGACACATTTTATTATATTTGATTTTCTCTTGTTATTTATCTTATCTAATATTTTGCCGAGTTGCGATTTCAAATCATTCAAATTCAAGTGCATATCATCATACGAATCATTTAATCTGTACAGCACGACATATTCATCTAAGTGATTAACATCAATCGTCAGAAATTTTTCTGGGTCAATAAACAACTTGTTATAATCATCATAACCAAATAATCCATATTTATCCATTCCATGTGATGGACCTTTATATCGTGTCAAGACATATTTCTCTTCGGCAGTAAGTTTGTCATACAAATTCATATTTATAAATTTTTCATTGTTTGATTTGATAACATCTTTATCTAATTTAAGAAAACGTTCTAACTTTTCCATTATATAAATTATTAAAGAAAATGATATCGTATTAAAAAAATTGACAATTAATTAATAATTTAGAGTATTACAAATGGAGCATGCCAAGATGATATAATCAAAAAACCTATGCTAATTCATTTGAGCAAGAACTTGATAAATGTCAAACTTTCAAATAATCGAAAATATATATTTGATGTATTTGTCAGACAAAAAAAATTGATTTTTTTTTTAATATAAACTTACATCAATATCTAATGCAACAAACAGAAATGGCCGAAAAGAAAGAGAAATCTAGTTTATATGGTGGCTGGTTTAAGGACCGACAAGCTGAACAAGATCAAATCAAAAAAGATGCATGGCATGCCAGACAAATACAAGAAGAGCAAGAAAAGAGAGCAGCAAAAAAAAAATTAGAGTTACAGAAACAATTGCAAATGCAGATGGAGATGGAGTACTTGCTACAGCAGCGACATCAATTTCGAGAAATGATGCAAACACAAATGGGTGCAATGTTTGAGATGTTATCTGACGGATATGATGAGGATGGATTCCAGAGACTACCAGATGGATATGATAATGATGGATTTGTTCAACCATCCGTGGATATCAACACGTACAGTCGTGTAATGAAGAAATTAAAGAATGTCCCTACGAATCAATTAGAAACCGTAATTCTGCAATTTAGATTAAGCGATGCGGCAAGGACAGAAATTCTGACAGATATAACTCTTGAGAGGGAGGAAAATATCAAAGTCAAGGTTAAAAAAACTGAAGCTGAAGAAAAGGAAACAAATAACCAAGTAGAAAAGGTAGAAAAAATTCTTACAGATATCACATGTAACGATAACACCGAGTGTTCTATTTGCCTTGATGTTATTGATGATTGTGCTAAAGGAACGCCATGCGGACATACATTTCATCATGATTGTATTATTGATTGGGTAAAAGTAAAACCGTTATGTCCCGTGTGCAAATTTGATTTTATTGAACCGATTGAAACCAAAAAATAATTTTGTTACATGCAATGTGAGGCAGACGATGTATGTTTTCTTAACATTTTTAATATACATTTTTAATATATATTAAGTATGAATAAAGCTACAGGAGCATATATTTACACAAATAAATATGGAATTGTACATGCAGAATTATTACCAGCGGTTGACCAAAAGAAATCATACGGTAAAGATTATGACATTAATGTTGACATGTTACTATCTATTAACACAGAAAAATCATTAACATCTAGAAGTGCTATTCACGTTTGGGAAAAGTTTTCTGTAAATCGTGCGATCACCAAAACAATCATTGCACCCGACGCTCTTATTGGATTTCTCAATATTACGTTCATCAAAAATCATCCAAAACAGTGGGCGATCACAACTTGCATAGGATATGTGTGTTTGATTAAACCACACGAAAACGTTATTCAAAAACTAATGTATGTTCCAGGGAATTATGGATATCATGATGTTGATCGTATTAGCGGCAAAAACATATTATTACCATTACACTCTGATCTTGCATACATAATGCTCGATGAAACTTGCGAACATGCATTTTTATCGGATCTCGTTAGTATCAAAAAATATTATCAAGAAGATTATCAACACAGAATTCCTATTGGCGATAAGTTGCAATATCATATTTTGTTTGGTAAGAATGATACCATTATCAACTTTCCAGAATTAACACTGTCTACGAATAAGGATCCCATAAACGAAATGGATAAATTTGCTCTGGGCGAATTGTTGCAAGATATTAGCGCATCATGGTTAGCCAATGCAGCGTATATTGTTTCGGTAATCTACGATTTAAAATACAATAATGCTTACACAGGATCAATTTTGAATAACGCAACTTTTGATTCTTTTCCCAAATCAATGCGGTCAGCAAACGACATAGGAGAAAAATACAGCCAGATTTTGGGCAAGGAAGACGCTTCAAAACTTGTAAGGGCAATATTTTTATTTACATCACAAGCAGAAAAATATGCATATAGTATGTTATTATCAAACAATCCGTCCAACATAAGATTCGATCACGGATTATGGAATGTTCGAACGTTCAATTTGGCATATGTGTTTAGTTCGGTGTTTCAATTTGATTATGATGAGATGTTTAGGCAGATCAAGGCATATCAAAGTGCAATAACAGAGTGGGTGTTTTCAGTGTTTTCTGGATTAGTCACAGAATCATGTGACGTCGTGTGTATGATCTTTGCACGTGCGCGAGAAACAGCACAGTATATATCCAAATCAATCATCAAATCAAATAACTTGGCAAGGAATATATTTCTCTCCGAAAGACAAGTTCGATGGTTTGAATTTGCATTTTGGCTACAAATGTATATTCGCAAAAATCCTAAACTCAAAAAATGTGTCGAAGAATCAGTCGACATATTAGAAGATAGATTTTATAAAAAAGAGAACACAGAACATGATATTGGCAAGTTGTTGTATGAATTACTAGATAATGCGTCTGATATGCCGATATATACTAAAATAGCTACTCGTTTGGGACATTATGTAGGTCATTGTAGTAACGAAACAGATATCATATTCAATTTGATATGTTTGGTAAACACAAATGATGTTGATGGTGTGCAAAGTGCAGTAAGATTAATGAAGATAATTTATGGTTGAACAATATTCAATCATAAATTAAAATAAAGTAGCGGCAGAAATTATTTTAATCGTATATGTATTATTGTTCAATTTGTTCAAATGATAAACGTACTCCATGTTATTATCCTTGCAATAAAGTACTAATTTTGCGAAGACAAGAGATGTTATGTTGTGATAATCGCCGCATTTGATCAATCTCATGGCCACGTTTTGTACAATATCGCACATTTTCTGACCATAAAAAATTCCACAAGAAGATTTATCTGTTGGCAATAATAACTCACAAGATGTTATGTTATCTTCATCGATTGTTATATCATTGGTAGTATCAGATAAACATTCTTGATTTTCGATAGCATGTTTTAGATAGCTTAACATTTTTTCATCTTGTTCTATCGTCCATTCGCCAGTGGATTCGTTTCCATGAATAGCGTCCATAAAATAAGGTTTAACATATTTGATCTTGATAATAGAATTATTTGTTGAATCATCTTCTGAATCTGAAAATTCGATGTTCGACGGTCCTGTTATAGATTTACCAAAATTTGCTGGATTTCTTTTAACGATATCTTCGAACGATCTTTTCTTTTTTTGCCACTCTTCAGCTGCCTGTTTGAGTAAATCTATCTGACTGGCTGTTGGGTCGTCTTTCTTGAGAACTGCTATCCTTTCTTTTATGAACGTATTATATGTTGTCGGTGGGCGAACGGCATGTGCCTCATCATCTTCACTTGATGAACTTCGAGAATTACTATTTGAAAAGCAAATTTTTGTTGGTCGTTTGACATCATCTCCATCAGATTCTTCATTGCTCGACACGCAAACTTTTTTGGGTCTAACATTTGATTCATACATTTGTTTCTTAATAAATTTATCGTCACATGATTCATCACTCGATTCATATTTTTTCCCTGGCCCTTTTCTAGCCGGCATATCATCTGACGAAATTTGTTCAGATTCATCGTCGCTTGATGAATATGTTTTAACGTTTTTTATTGGTTTGCATTTTTTTCCCTTCTTTACTTTCGATACCTTGTTTTTTTTTGCTTTCTTTTTATTTTGAATCTGAATCGGGAGATCGTTGTTATTAATTTTGGTAACTTTATTTTTGTATTCGTAACAAACAGTCCTATCACCTATTTGAATAGAACAAGGTCTATCTAATTTCTGTCGCTGAACAGTGTATCCATATATCTTTCCGGAACTTCCTCTTGTCATTTCTCTCAAGTAAATGATCAAATTTTCAGGAACAGATTCACCATTTTTTTTATATTTTTGGGCAAGTTTAGTAAATCCTTTGGATGCCGCTTGTTTAGGCGATGAACACTTGTATCTACCGCAAGATACAAGTGTTTTCGGATCAATCATCTTAAAATATCTGTTACCCCGACATCTAAGATTTGATTTGATCGCTGTCGGAACAGATGATCTAAATTTTTTAACGTGTGATGATTTCATACATTTTGCAACCGATTTGTCTGTTTTCATAACATTTTTATATTCAAACGTTAATGTAGTTCCATCTTTTGTCACATATGTCCTAATTTGATCCATTTTTGTCCGATATCCAACATAATTATAAATTCGTCCACTTGAAACTTCGCAGACAGAAAACGTAATCTTATAATCGGTATCATTTTTATGGGGATCATCTTTCATTAATATGGTCAATATTTTCATGGCGGCCGGTCGTATATTTTTGCCCATCATCTGCCCATCAAACGTTTGATTATTGCTGCTCTTGCGTAACTCGAATGATTTTGACATTAGGATTGATGCTATTGTAAAGACATATATAATGAGTGAATATAAAAATCAATTTTTTTGATAAGCAGATGTTATCTAATTATCAGATTAATTGGAGATCTATAACGTGTGGCAAGATTCTATGCCAAGGCTTTTTTTTATATGGTTTGCCGAAACGTTTTTCTCCGCGTATTATGGGATGGTCATAATGTGTGCGCGGAAGATGAAGATGAGTGACAGATGGTGGTATACACTGATATAAATCTTGATTAAAATTATCACCAAAAATTAGGTGGGTGATAGATGTCGGTAAAAAGTCGTATAGTGGTTGGTTAAAACGTCTACCGAATGTCAAATGAGTAACGGAATTTGGCAAATCATAATTTAGTGGTTTATCAAATTTATTACCGAATATCAGATGGGTAACTGTCTGCGGGATCCCATTTTTGATCGATTGATCAAAACTTTGGCCGAATGTCAGATGGGTAACCATCGGCGGGACCCCATTTTTGATCGATTGATCAAAACTTTGGCCGAACGTCAGATGGGTCACACCGTATGGAATAATTCCATCGATTGGTTGGTTAAAATCAATTCCAAATATTAGATGGGTGACTGAGACGGGTATTACATTTTTTATAATTGGTGTATCACATTGGATTGTTAAATGTGTAACCGATTGGGGAATACAATTATCAGTTGTATATCCAGTAAAATTAGTACCAAATTCTAAATGAGTAACGGAACACGGAATTATGTTATTGATTGGTTGGTCAAATCTGCAGCCAAATTTTAGGTAAGTGATTGATGATGGCAAACTGTTGATAGGTTTATTAAAATTGTCACCAAATTCAAGGTAAGTGATAGACGATGGCAAATTGTTAACAGGTTTATCAAAAATATAACCAAATTTTAGGTAAGTGATCGATGATGGCAAATTGTTAACGTGTTTATCAAAACAAAAACCAAATGTTAAATGTGTGAGTGATTGTGGCAAAATATTATCGATAGATTGGTTAAAATAATGACCAAATACTAAATGTGTAAGCAATGGTGGCAATTTATTAATGATAGGCTGGTCAAAATTGTAGCCAAAAGTTAAATGTGTAAGCAATGGTGGCAAACAATCAGTTATGGATTGATTAAAGTTATCGCCAAAAGTTAAATGTGTAAGCAATGGTGGCAAACAACCAGTTATGGATTGATTAAAGTTATTGCCAAAAGTCAACTGTGTGAGCGATGATGGCAAATGATCATCGATAGGTTGATCAAAATGATCAAAAAAAGTTAGTTGTTTGACGGATGTTGGTATTATACGTTGTTTATCCGGAAGTTTACCTATTGTTAAAGATATGACAGAACTAGGTATGATAAAATTTGATAAATAATGATCGCATCTGTTACATATTTTTAATACGGACACCGTAGTAGGTATCATCTTCACACTATTGATGGATAACTCATGCATCAATGATAACGAAACAATGTTTTTTGGCAAATCAGACGATAATTCGCCCGTAACATACATGTTTTTAAAATTATCGTAATATCTCATTTTTTTCGCATTATCGTATGAAATTTCCTCACAATAAAAAAAATCATATTTTCGCTTATCCATATTTTTATCAGTTGACAGGAATCTTATCTTATCACTATCACGCAAAAAAGTAAATACATGGTTAATAATGTCACTAAACATTCTTTGACATTATTACTATATTTATGTATCTATGTATTAAATTATCAATTTTTTAATAAAAAAATTGATAATAATAACATCAATATTATTTCATCATCTTTGTAGTACAAATGGAAAATCTTCAGTTTCAATTTCATGATCCTACAAACATCATCGATTTTTATTTTATCGCCCTCCAATATGCAAAGGACACATCCATATTCTACAGCAAATTTCTGACGACCTTGCCGTTCAAGATATATAGTATCGCAAATGTTAACGATATCATCATCATCATTTTGAACTCAGACGGCGAATTGGAAAAAGTAAAGACAACGTTAGAAAAACAATTTGGTGAAATAAATAGCACTAGTGTTTCAGGAAATGCGTTTTCGTTGGTCATGTGCGTTGATGACATCATGTTTGCCAAAAAAAATAATGTCTTTAAAACGTATGATCTTACTCTTGCGGAAGAAACAGATCGACAAAAATACAGTAATGTTGATATTGAACGATATCATAAAAGACAGAATTCTACAAACGAACAAAAGTCAATAGATTATGAAAAATTACAACAAGAACATGATGCTACTAAGATAAAAGATCTTGCAAAATGGAAGGAACGAGAGACTAAAATTAAAGAGCAAACATACAAAACATATATACCACGGCAAAATTTCATAAATATATTCAATAAGACTGATGAATCACATGTGATTTTTATGCTTAATTATGTATTGAATCAAATATTACATTCATGTCAAGACGCCGTAACTCTTGGTAGATGTGATTTATTGAAATGGCGTGTGGAACTAATAGAATGTGTATGGAGTTATGCTGATGAATTACAATATGATAGTTTAGTTAATCGATTTTATAATTTCAAGTCACCAAGTAACATAAATATTATAAATCATCTCCGAAAAATATATGAGAAAAATAAAAATATTTGTCTGTGCCGATGGGGTATGATTCGACAATATTATGAGGCCAACAAAAATGTGCCAGCAGATTATCCCATTATATTGGGTAATTTTGTTACGAACGAATTTATAACATTCATGGAAACTGGCTTTTTTAGTCGAGAAAAGTTTGTTTATGAAGTATTTGAAAAGAAACCCATCCCCAAACGGCCTGTATTTCATTGGATATTTCCTGACCAGTTCAATACTTTTTCAGATATAAACGGCGTGTCAAATATCATAACTTCTTTCTTGCGAAAAAAGAAGAACATCAAAAGGTTGGTTGAACGCTATGAATGTTCCTTACTTTTGTATATGGCCAAAATAGATATTCATTCTACCATAATCAATATTCCTAAAGATATATTGTATCATATCGTATATTTCATGATGGCTATTTAATTTAAAATGTTGTTTTAGATAAAAACGCCTCAAACTTTCCCGCCGGAAAATCATCTACATACACAATATTGCATTTTAAATTCATCCCTATCGTCTTTAAAACCAAATCAATCAAATTTCTCTCTTCCAAATCTGTCAGTTTAGAATTAACTTGTAGTCGCAGTTCTAATTCCTGTAGCGATGTTTGTACCATTTGATGCCGTATAATTTTATTACTAACGGATAAAAATAAAGGTTCCCCAATTGTTGGCCATATTTTATCACCATTGGATAATACCAACATATTTCTCACACGACCATATATTTTGCTAATCGTTGATAATGTCCTACCACATTTACATGATCCACCTAATTCAACAACATCTCCAAGCGCATATCTAGTTATTATTGGATTTGTTAAATCTGTCACCAAAATTCCGTGTACAGAATCTACCTCTACAATTATATTTTCCATGATATGATATGTATTTTCTTCACATTGCAACGCGATCGTACCTGTTTCTTCGCATGAATAAGAAGTCGCACCAATCTCTCCTACAGTACGAATATCAAGCAAATTTAATTTTGTTAAATCTAACTGTTTGACGATAGATGGATAGGTGTATAGATAACTCGGCTGAATTTTTTCTAAATACAATTGTAAATTCTGAATAGAATCTAACTTTTTTAAAAAACTATTGCCAACTACCGAATCTTCTTTTATTTTTGCTAAGATTGCAACTTTTTTGAGTTTCAAATCCCATCGCCGCCATTGTAAATCTCTGACGTTAGTTGCAGTATGCCACATCAGTGTCGTAATATTTTTGGGTACAATGACAGGGATTCCAGTACTACCTGAAGTTCGACTTATTATTTTTTCATCGCTAAAATCCATCTTTTGGAGATCGTAACGAGTCATAATATTGCCGCTCGGTTTGACTGTATTAAAATTCATATACTGACTTTTTTCAAGATATTTGACTAATTCATCGACTGTTGAAAATTCCAGATTAAGATCTTGCATCCCGGTTGCGTATCTATTATTACGTCAGGTAATAAAAATGCAGTATTGTGTTTGAAAAATGTAGCGTATCGCATGCCATTAATTTTCTCTGTAAAAAATCGTACTATTAATCTGTCACATCGTGTTGATAAATATGTTACCAATCCTCCACCTACTAAATTTAGCACTCCATCCCCGATAACAGTATCATAATGTTTGTCCAATGTAAACCAATCTTGTTTGATTACATTTTTAATATCAAGATTAGGATTATTATCCATGGCATCATCGCATAAATGTAAAAGTTGTTTAGTATATCCCAGTAACAATGTTTTTCCTTTTTTGTGCCGTGTGTATATATCTGCTTCATATTCGTTGGGATACAATGGTAGGGGCAAATTAGAAAAATGTGTGATATAATCCATTAGTGTTATATTACACATAAAAAAAATGAACGTTGATGTTTTTAGGATGATAAACGAGTGCGATTATGTCCCGGCGCTAAATTTGAGATTGATGGTGGATCCAAGATTACGTTTGGGAACATTAGATCCATTACTGACATTAATATCGATGTTCGATATGATGAATTTGATTGAATTAATCAAAATAATATTTATTTTGATTAACGTCTAAAATTTATATGCCCGGATGGTTGGTGATCCTGTGGATATAATGTGAATTGTACATTTTTGGTAAAATCATAATACACTTCCATGGTCATCACATTTTCCATTAAATAAACTGTTACGTCACGCGATGTAGGTTTTTTAAGACCTACATTACCGCAACTACCAATGGGACCTTTGGATTCTTCAGATCTAGGACATCCTATCATATGATTAGTAGCACTGCTAACAATTGTATGTTCGCTACCTATTACATGATTATTGTCACCACTAATAATTGTATGTTCGCTACCTATCACAGCGTTCGTTGGTCCGACCATGCCAACAGCGCCGGCTACTCCAACTGGTCCAGGATAGCCAATTACACCAACTGGTCCAGTTGCACCAGTTGCACCAGTTGGCCCTACTGGACCAACCGGCTTTACATATGGCAACTTATCGTATACGATCACAATATCATCATTAATACGCATGACTTTATGAACAAAATCTTTTTTATCAAAAATTTGCAAAAATCTAACTTTATCTATTTCATCCCATAAATATCGTCTTGTCTTACCTTCCGACAAAATATCTGATAACTTCGGAATCTCATTATTACTTGTAGAACACCACATAACACCATAATAATTTAGTATGTTCTTCCAATTATCTTTAGTCGGAGAAAGATGCACTGTAAAAAAGCATGCTAAAATCTTAACATGATCATCAAAAAAGGTTTTTGCATCGAACTCAAGAGACATCAATGTTGGCCAAACATATGGATCAAATTCGATACCTTTAATGATTTCATTCAATTTATCTTTATTTGCCAACCTACATAATAATTGAATAAAATTAATTTGTTCATGTGTTGATGCGAAATTTGGCGCTTTACAAATATGAACATACTGATATAATTTTTCAAATATAACATAATTGGCAATAGGTTGATAATTGATTATGCGATAGTTACCATTGAATTCGAATCCTATGTCTGTAAAAGTTTCTATGGATGTCTCGAATTCTTGAAACCAAGTAGTTACTATTTGTATATTTACTAACGTGTACAATGGTTCTATTTCACTTTCAAATTTAACGTAGCCAAAGTTATTATTGTCCATCATTGAGAATACATATGTTTGCTGTATTTATATGAGTAATGATATCAGCCAATGCGACAAAAAATATGTCGTATACATTTAATGGAGAATACAAAGTCGGTAGATAAAAATATAAATGAATATATATCACAAAATGATTTTAATAAACACAAAAATGGAATAGTCATATCAAAACCAGGAAATTATGAGTTGAAAGAAAATATTAATTTTGATCCTAAAAAAGAAGCGGCTGTAGCTATTACAATTCAATCATGTGACGTTACTCTCAGCTTATCAAAATATACGTTGAGACAAATTAGCAATGATAAAAATACTTATGGAATTGTCATTTCGCGCGATGTTAACAATGTTAAAATAACTGGTAAAGTAGGTGCAGCAACGGTGATCGATTTTACAGCTGCGAATGTCAGAGTGTTTGGACGGACACGTGATATTATGATCAAAAACATAATCTCGACCCAAACTCAACCGCGCCAATTAACGAATAATATGATTCCGTCATCTATCAAAAAAATAGATAAATTACAAATGAATGGTGGCATCATAATTGGCGAGGGTGACAAATATGCAGTCTATATGCAGGGGACAGACAGACAAAACAAAGTTCACAACATCAGATTAAAAAATGTACAAATTTTTAACGCGATGGTAGGGTGTCAAATAGTTTTCGCAAAAGGAATACAAGTTTTAAATTGTCATGTTATGCGCAATACTTTTTATGGTATGGTATTTGGACATGTGTGGCTGGTGCTTGATGATGATAACAAACAAATATTTCCAACGGCAGAAGATATATTGGTAGATAGATCAAGATTTGATGGAAATGTAGGTGTAATTAGCGGAGAAAGGTTATCTAATCCTGTAAACACATATTTCTTTGAATTTTTATCTGCCATCGCACATAATGGTGCCAAAAACGCTATTATTACAAATTCGACCGTCAAAAATAACAGATTTACATATCGCATAACTGCTGCGAATCATGATGGTTCTGAAAATATCACATGGGAAAAATGTTATTTGGCGGATAATAATGGAACAGATTTGAACTTGAGTGTTGTTCGATCTATGCGATTTGGAGCATCAATTGCGTCTACATTGGGTAGAGCGATGAAAAAACCAATATATTTCCCATACCATAATCCTACAAACATCATAGCTAACGATTGTAGAATATTGAATACAAGTGGAGGAAACGCATGCGGATTTGAAGTTGAAATGGGAAAGTCGATTAAGACAAAAGATTTATCTGTTATGGGTACAAGTGGACAAACAACTTGTAGAGGAATAACAATTACAGGTGCTAAATAATTAATTAAAATAAATGTTATTTTGATTAAGAAATATTTTTTGATAATTTCCATAAGCATGACTTTGAACATGTCAAGTTTTGTTGGCCAGAGATTTTGCGCGAGAATCCAAAGGTTTGTATTTGGCTGGAGATTTACATTAGAATTTAATAGGTCATCGAAGTTACGTGCAAAGTGCCGCTGCAAATAATTTGGCTAGTAGAATATCCATTGATAGTGCAGATAAGATTTCATTATTGAATAATACGATTACGCAAAATAATGTTACCGGTATTTTTGTTGCTAATATATCCAATTATGTATTGATGACAAAAAATATAAGTTACGGACATGATTATAATTATGTCGGAGTTCTAGATGATAATATCATTGAATCAACGTATCTTGATTTGCCGAAACTTGTTGGATTAAAAAATGTATCAATCGTTAATTGATAGATTATCAATTAAAGAAAAGTTTTTTGATTTCGTTTAAATTCAGACAATAATTGGTCCATCGAATATGTCTTTTGTTCCCTTACGTTTCTAAACCGAACATTCATATTTTTATTTTGTATTTCTTTTTCGCCGACAACTAGAATGTAATTGTAACGTAATTGTTCAGCGTTGACGATCTTTTTCTTAAGAGTGTTGCCTGAAAAATCAATATCAACGTAATATTTGTACAAAGCTGCTTTGATTTCCTTGGCATATTCTATACAAGTTTCGTTTATGGGTATGATCATAACTTGTTTTGGCGACATCCAGAATGGAAACTTGCCAGCATAATGTTCACATAATATCCCAAAGAATCGCTCGAACGAACCATAAACAGCCCGATGAATCATAACTGGCACATCAATTTTATCCTGTGCATTTGTATATTTTAGTTTAAATCGTTTTGGCAAATTAAAATCTAATTGGATAGTACCACATTGATGTTTTTTGCCATTAGAATCGTTAATGTAAAAATCAATTTTGGGACCATAAAAAGCTCCATCTCCTTCATTCACCACGTATGGTTTGCCCCATCTTTCCAAATTAGTTCGCAAACACTCCTCTGCCTTATTCCATAATTCTAAATCACCAATATACGCATCTGGCCGGGTCGACAAGCTAATACTAAATTCAAACCCGAATATTTTGTATATTTTTTCTATAAAATCGAAGCAGCTATTTATTTCTGAACCAATTTGATCCTCTGTACAAAATATATGTGCATCATCTTGACAAAATTTTCTAACTCTTGTTAATCCGGTCAAGGTTCCAGTCAATTCATTTCGATGTAAAACTCCAAAATCAGCTAATCTCAATGGTAGTTCTCGGTATGATCTTTTTTGATGCTTAAAAATTAAACAATGAGTCGGGCAGTTCATGGGTTTCATACAACACATATCATCCGAACAATTGCTGATTTTAAACATGTTTTCTTCATATTTACCTAAATGACCAGATGTTTCCCATAATTTTGCGTTAAACATTTGAGGTGTAGATACTTCCAAGAATCCTCGTTTTTTATATTCTTCGCGCATCAAACGTTGCAAATTATTCAAGATAATGGTACCATCTGGTAAAAATATGCACGATCCAGGGCTATATTTATGAAAAAAGAATAGCTCCTGTTGAGTTCCAATGTCACGATGATCAATTGATTGCATGTTTGCATGTTAGATTGCAGATCTATATCATTAATATTAATAATTTCAATTTTTTTGATCAAAAAAATTGAAATTTGGAGTGTTTGTAGAACGTATCTTAGTTTGGATACTAAAAATGTCATCTTTGGCCAGGCTAATACCGGCAAAATCTAATCATCGTTGTCAAGAAAAATATTGTAAAGAAAAATGTTGTCAACAGGAATATTGCGATTGTTTTTGTGCAATATGGGCGACACAGATCTTGTGTATGTTAACTTTGGGTATAATATTTGGTGCTATTTATTATTCTAATGATTCAATAAACGCAACCATAATTCAATAAAATATTTGATTAAATATTTTATTAAACATCAGCGTAGACATCTTGGTCATTATCTTGTGGGACCCTGCGCGGATTATTATTAATACCGCGTCCTCTGCCACCACGTTGCTGACCTCGTCCATTATTATTGTACATAGGAGGCCCAGGTCGCATTTGATAATCATCTCTATTCGGTGTTTCTGGCATCATCCTATAATTCTGACCATAATTTGGTGATTTATTATATTGTTGCTGTTGAACAGGCGCTTTATTATTATATTGTTGTTTAGGTTTATTATTAATTTTACCTTTGCCAGTAAACTCGCGCCTAATTTCCAACATTCTATTTTTTAATGGCAAATTGTATGTTTCAATAGCTAGGTCAATCAAACTATTAATTCTCTGTTCAACATTAAGCTCGCCTACTGGTGTTGCAGGATCAATTCGTTTAGTTGGCATTTGTTGTTTATGAGCATTATTTGAAGTTTGATTTTTACTTGTACCTACTAAAACTTCATCATTGGTCTCCGGTTCCATATTGGCTACAGTTTCATCGTCCTCGACTTCTATATCACTAAATTCGTCTTCGGAGGCTTCTTTAACTGATTCTTTTTTAACTTCTTTTTTAGGTGCAGCTTTTGGTTTTGCGGCAGCTTTCTTGGGAAGAGCTTTTTTGGCAGCAGGCTTTTTGACGGCCACTTCTTCTTCAGACGAAGCACTTTCTATTTCTTCGTTCTTTTTGTTAGCTCGAGACATAATAGTATTTAGTTATTGTATTTAGTATTTATAACGTTTATCATAGAATATTTATTTTGTCAATTTTTTTTGGTAAAATAAATACATTAGTCCATCTTCCTAAACATGTTGTAATATTTTTGACTATAGTAAATCACGAACGCAAGACTCAGTATAATAGCCATTAATATTTTATCAAAATGTATCGCTTCAAAAACAAAGTTCGCAGATACTACAAAAATAAAACAACAGCAACTAAAAAGTGAACACAACAGCAACATCGATATACATTTCAAATTTCTTGTAGCGTTTCTCTTTTTTCTCTTGAGTGATTGACCAAATAATTCTTCTCCGAATAGATCGTGCGACATTTCTGATCATTAAATTAATAATCGATCCAAGAGATACTTATTTAATCAATTTTTTTTGGTAAATAAGTAAATGTTACCTTTTGACCAAATAACAAACACAAACACTTATGCATATAATTATCGGAACTAACACATAAAATGTATTATTATTTTTGATAATTATTTCTTGACTTGAATCGGTCAATTTTGACCATTTTGCAACAAAACGTTCAAGTTCTGCTGTATCCAAATAATTATCGTCTAAAATGTTAATGATCATATCATAATGCATTGTTTTAACCAAATCTTCATCTAACATAATTGAATCAAAACGATCATAAAATATTGCCAAATAACGTGCAATTAGATCATCCTTATTATCGATTTGGGAATTAATTACATGGTGCCACAGCGTGATGATATCTTTTGTTGAAACAAAGCTTGTATTGATCAATTTGAGTTCGTTGAGAGTTAATTTTTCGATATTATCTGAAATTATTTTAGCATATAATGATTGTAATTTTAGGGGTTGCGAATTATCTGATTTGACTTTTAAAGGTAAAAAACATTGAGTTTGCGAATCAGAAGATGAATTGCCTTCCCCAGAATAGAAATCTTCATCTGACATTTGTTCATGTTAATGAAAGAACTAACAATTATTTATTTTTTCAATTTTTTTTGACAAAATAAATAATCATCGCATAAAACGAGCTAGTAATATATAACCACAAGTTATGGCAATCGTTATTTTGGTCGGGATATTAATTTGTGTTATTTTGGTCCAAATACTCTCTTGTTTGGTTATTATGTCATTTCTGACGCCGTTTTCAGGGAGTCGTGCTATATTTTCGAACACGTTGCGTCGGGGATTTGCCCTAGTCAGATGGACCAGTTGAAAATTAGGGATTTCGATTGGATATCTACCCAGCATTCCAGGGAGATATTCAATATACGGTCTCTCATCATCTAAGTCGCTTTCTTCTGATGTGTCATCCGAATTTGAAACATTAATATCAATTGCCCTGCGAACTGCTATATCATCCAATCCAATCACTGGAATTAATTCGGGCAATTCATCATCCAAATCTACATGGAAATCTCGATATGCTCCATCAACGTTTGTAGCAACGACATTTATTGACAGACAGGCGTGCAAATATGGATCTTTACTATCTAACTTTTGCAAACATCTCCAACACCAATGAATCCCACAATCAATATTGTTGCATATTATGTGATCGCACCCGCCATCTTTTTCGTATGGCAATTTACATCCAGGACATGGTTTGTATGCAGATGAACTTAACAACAGTAATTTGATGTCATCAGACACGACACCATAACACACCCTGTCTACATGATAGGGATGTTGCTCACATGTGGAACAAAAACTGTATTTGCAAAGAGAACATTCGATTTGATGTAGGTGAACATGGTGATTAGTGTTACATTTTTCACAAAAAACATTGTCTTCTTTGTCGTCAGTAACATTTGAAATGTAGAGAAAACCAGTTTCTGCGCAAACACATTTGGTATTTTTGCAATAATAGATATTTACTTTATCGCCATATTTAGCTTTTATTAACGCTAAATATAACGTAACATATTTACATCTGAATTTTTTTCGTTCTACAAATGTCAAATGCGAAAGTAAGACACTTAATTTTATCATTTTGTTGCATGCAGGGTTTCCTTGGCATTTAATTGTCATCTTACTTGTAACGTCAAAAACTATCTTCCATCTCGTTGGAAATTGTTGTTGTGGAAGATCAGAGTGTGTTAATTCCCATAAATGAATATTATCGGGATTCAAATATGCATCTAATAATCCCAAAAGGTTTTCTTTAATGACTAGAAAATGACCATCTGGTTTTCCTTTTTTTTTCCTAAAACATAAACTGATCGACGTATTTTCGGGCCCATATTCGATCGCATCAATCGTGTCGCTGCCTTTAATCATCGCATCCTTAACTCCATCAGATATCTTATTCTTGATAGTAGGGATTACATTTGCGACCACGTTCTTTCGTAATATCTGAACTATCATGTTATATTTTTTTATCATCTTGGTGATTTCTATTTTTATTTTTTCGATTTGCAAGTTGATATTCTTCTTTGTTTCCTTTTTACAATCGATAATCATTACTTTTTTGTTTTCGACAAACATTTTTTTCTTTCCATTCAACGTAATCAAAATAATTCCGTGAGATTTCAAACCAAGTATTTGCTCCTTTATTTTTTTGATTTGTGCGTTTGGTAGCTTATTTTTTATTTCTTCAGTCAATGCTTTTTCGATAGTTTCGATAGCTATCAGGATGTTATCATGATGAAGGCCAGAAATTACTTTAGCCATTTCTGTTGTGTAACGTTGGTTGTTGCAATATCATTATTGATTATTTTTCATTTTTTTTAGGAATATGTATTAACAATTCATATTCCCATGCATGAATAATGGTGTATTGTATAATGGCAAAATAGAGATTGCATGGATCCTTTTAACAGGCATCAAAATTTTATTCTTGACTAAAGTTGTGTTTAGGCGTTATGCTGATCGAATATACATATGTTATCCTGAACAAGATTCTGGAGACATCGTATGCCATTGATATCAGCTACTTGCATTATTCACCAATTAGAATGTCTAGCTATCAAAATTGGCAAAGTTAAACCACAAGCAGAGTATTAACAAGACATAAGTATATGATCGTTAGTATTAATTCTATGTTTCCTGGCAGTTATTTTTTCATTTTTTTTTTGGTTTTCAAGTTGTGTCAATGCGAATTTCTTGACATTTAGTGGATCGATATTTGCACATTCAAAGTCTTGTCGATGCAAATCTCTCGACATCACATTGAATAGACCCATATTGGCATGTTCAAAGTCTTGTCAATGCAAATCTCTTGGTGTCAAATTGAATGGACTAATATTGACATGTTCAAAATCTTGTCAATGCAAATCTCTTGATGTCAAATTGAATGGACCAATATTGGCACGTTCAAAGTCTCGTTAATGCAAATCACATGATGTCGAATTGAATAAACCAACATTAGTACATTCAAAGTCTCGTCAATGTAAATCTCTTGATGTCAAATTGAATGGACCAATATTGGCACGTTCAAAGTCTCGTCAATGTAAATCTCTTGATGTCAAATTGAATGGACCAATATTGGCACGTTCAAAGTCTCGTCAATGCAAATCTCTTGACATTGAATTGAATAAACCAATATTAATACGTTCGAAGCCTCGTCGATGCAAATCTCTTGACGTTGAATGGACCAATATTGAGAAGTTCAAAGTCTCGTCAATGCAAATCTCTTGACATTAAATTGAATGGAACAATATTAGCATGCTCAAAGTCTTGACATTAAATTGAATGGAACAATATTAGCATGCTCAAAGTCTTGTCAATGCAAATCTTCGCAGATCTCATGACATCGGATTGAATAGACCAATATTAGGACGTTCAAAGTCTCGTCGATGCAATTCTTCATAATTCTCTTGATATTGAATTGAATGAACCAATATTGACATGTTCAAAGTCTCGTCGATGCAATTCTTCATAATTCTCTTGATATTGAATTGAATGAACCAATATTGGCATGTTCAAAGTCTCGTCGATGCAATTTTCTTGACATTGAATTGAATGGACCAATATTGGCATGTTCAAAGTCTCGTCGATGCAATTCTTCATAATTCTCTTGATATTGAATTGAATGAACCAATATTGACATGTTCAAAGTCTCGTCGATGCAATTCTTCATAATTCTCTTGATATTGAATTGAATGAACCAATATTGACATGTTCAAAGTCTCGTCAGTGCAAATCTCTTAACATCACATTGAATGGATCAACATTGCCACACTCAAAATCTCGCCAATGCAATTCTTCATATTTCTCGTGACATTGATTTGACCAATGTTGGCACATTCAAAGTCTCGTCAACGCAAATCTCTTGACATTGAATTTAGTAGACCAATATTAGCATGTTCAAAGTTTCGTCAATGTAAATCTCTTGACATCACTTTGAGTGAACCAATATTAACATGTTCAAAGTCGCGGCGATGCGAATCTCTTGACATCACGTTGAATGGACCAATATTGGCATATTCAAAGTCCCGTCAATGCAAATCTTTACAAATCTCTTGACATCACGTTGAATGGACCAATATTGGCATATTCAAAGTCCCGTCAATGCAAATCTTTACAAATCTCTTGACATCACGCTGAATGGACCAATATTTGTATGTTCAAAGTCCCGTCAATGCAAATCTTCGTAAATCTCTTGACATCACGTTGAATGGACCAATATTGGCGCGTTCAACGTCTTGTCAATGCAAATCTTTACAAATCTCTTGACATCAATTTGAATGGACCAATATTGGCATATTCAAAGTCCCGTCAATGCAAATCTTTACAAATCTCTTGACATCACGTTGAATGGACCAATATTGGCATGTTCAAGTCCCGTCAATGCAAATCTTCGCAAATCTCTTGACATCACGTTGAATGGACCAATATTGGCATATTCAAAGTCCCGTCAATGCAAATCTTTACAAATCTCTTGACATCACGTTGAATGGACCAATATTGGCATATTCAAAGTCACGTCAACGCAAATCTTTACAAATCTCTTGACATCACATTGAATGGACCAATATTGGCATATTCAAAGTCCCGTCAATGCAAATCTCCGCAAATCTGTTAACATCGATTTTGATAGACCAATATTGGCACGTTCAAAGTCCCGTCGATGCAAATTTCAACAAACCTATTGACATTAATTTGAATAGACCAATATTGGCATGTTCAAAGTCTTGTCAATGCAAATCTTCGTAAATCCCTTGACATCACATTAAATGGAACAATATTTGCATATTCGAAACCTTGTCAACGCAAATCTTCGCAAATCTCTTTTCATCGAATTGAATAGACCAATATTTGCATATTCCAAGTCTCGTCAATGCAAATTCCAACAATCTCCTTGCCATCGAATTCAATGGACCAATATTGACACGTTCAAAGTCTTGTCAATGCAAATCTTGACATCACTTTGAATGGATCAATATTAGCACATCCAACGTCTCGTCAACATAATTCGTCATAAATCTCTTGTCATCGAATTGAATGGACAAATATTTGCACGTTCAAAGTCTCATCAATACAAATCTTCAAAAATCTCTTGACATCAATTTGAACGGGCCAATATTGGCACGTTCAAAGTCTCATCAACACAAATCTTCAAAAATCTCTTGACATCAATTTGAATGGGCCAATATTGGCACGTTCAAAGTCTCATCAACACAAATCTTCAAAAATCTCTTGACATCAATTTGAATGGGCCAATATTGTCATGTTCAAAGTCTCGTCGATACAAATCTTCAAAAATCTCTTGGCATCAATTTGAATGGACTAATATCGGCACGTTCAAAGTCTCATCAATACAAATCTCTTGACATCAATTTGAATGGATTAATATTGACACGTTCAAAGTCTCATCAATACAAATCTCTTACCATCGAATTGGACAGACCAATATTTGCACATTCAAAGTCTTGTCGGTGCAAATTTCAACAAACCTATTAACATCAATTTGAGTGGATCAATATTTGTACATTCAACGTTTTGTCAATAGGTTTGTTGAAATTTGCACGTTCAAAGTCTTGTCGATGCAAATTTCAATAAACCTATTAACATCAATTTGAATGGACCAATATTGGCACGTTCAAAGCCCGTCAATGCAAATCCCAACAAATCTCTCGCCATCGAATCTAACATCCTTATTAATGTGATCCTCTCCATACAAATCTGACAGGCGCGTTTGATAAATTGTCAATCAATATAACTATTCAAGTTATACGACGTAATTTCTCATACATATTACGAGTTGAAATGATATAATATATTTTGTCAGTCAAAAATATAAACATGAGTTCGGAAAATAAAACTGTCGATGTTCCAGTTGATTTTGCAGAGATCATTTCTAAAATGGCGATTGCTATAGATAATAGAAATCAAGAAATACGCCACGAAGATAGTTTGGACGCTGAAGAATCATTATCAAGTGATGTAGACGAGAATGTATTAGATGATAAAAAAGAAGCAATTGGAGGAGAGGAGACACCCACACCACAAGAAGAAGTGCCAGAAAAAAAAGCAAGAGGATTACCGAGATCCATCATGTTGAATCAAGCAAAATATACCGAAGCATTAGAGAAACAGCAACGAATGATGAACGGTGCCAAAAAGAAAAAAAATCCACCCACAAAAAATGCTAAATCTGCCGCTCCAAGTACAACAGAAAGCACGATATCCCAAGACGGATCTGTTCCGATGCAACGAATGATTATCGGGGGTAAAGTCAAATACATACCTATCAAAACAACATCTGCGCCTGAACCTCAAACGATCGCCGCAGAAACTACTGCTGACGAAATACCCGAACCGATTCCTAAAAAGGTTCCCTCCAAGATTGCAGACAATATGGAAAAATATAACAAACAAATGGAGGATCAAGGTAAACCTGTAGAAACTAAAAAAAATACCGCAAAAGTATCATCTAAAATTCCATCACGATATGTCGGTCAAATTGAAAAAGAAATCAAACAATCAACTACTAAAAATGTCAAGAGCTTCACAGAACTGAGGAAAATTAGAATGATGGATGATCTAAAAATCGACACAGATGTTAACAAAACATCAATGGTAGAATTGCGAAAACTAAAAATGGAACAGAGAAAAAATGAATTGCTAGCCGCTAAAAAAATTACTGAAACGAATAAGAAAGAATCAGCAGTCAAAAATATACTAAGTGACGATAAAATGACCAAGTTTTCAAAGACAGTTGCCATTAAAAATTTGTCTGTTGGCAGCAGAAACAATAAAAATAACAGAGTTTCTAGAGCAAACGTAGAAATGTCAGCATAATTTGATAATTAAAATTTTTAATTATCAAACAATAATACTATTTTTTGGAATTTGCACAAACTTCACTCTCGCACCAATGAATCTGAATTGGATACGATTCGGCAATTTTGATGCATGTATGACCACTGGCTTCTAATTCGTCTGCAAACTTTTGCCTTTCTCGTTGCATATGATTCATTCTTTGTCGCGAAACGGCTCTTTCGCAAATATCTTTACCGCACCATTCAAATTTATGATCTGATGCGCCAACAATCATTGCACACTCATGGCCATGACTTTTTAGTGTCGTTGCTAATATATCCATAATTTTAGGATGCGGTTCCATTTTGATAGATTTACCTTCTGGGGCAATACGATGTCGATCTGCCATTTTTTTGATCTATTATGTAAGAATATGATACACCTGGTACTTTTTTAATCAATTTTTAATTTTTTTTAAATGGGTTCTATTTGTATCGACCTTACTGTATCCATTTCTCCTGTCAATACAGATAGAATAGTCAGCTTGATTCTTCAGTTCGTCTAAATGACTGATGATAATGACATGTTCGTATTGAGATTTGATATAATTCATGATAGAACCAACATTGTTCAAGTTTTCACTATCAAGACAACTCCATCCTTCATCAATAATCAAAAAATTTGGTTTGGCAGTCAGAGATATCGATCCTAATGTCATTCTGATCGCTAGACCAATAATGAAACGTTCAAAGCCAGAAGCCAAAGTAGCATTATAAGGTTTCATATTTTGATAACAAATGTTAATATTAACAGATCCCATATTTGATTTCATATTCTTCTCTTTTTGCTCATCAACCAAAGACTCATCGTAAAACATAAATTCGATACTAAAATTAACCATAGAATGTAAAATTTGATTAGTATCTGCTTCGATCAATGGTAAGTACGTTTTTAGCATTTCATAGGGTAATCCATTGTAATTCATAATCTGGACATACAATTGATACAAATTTATTTCCTCAGATTTTTCATCATATTTTTTTCTGAAAACCATATATTCTTCGATCTTGTTTTTACAATCTTTCAATGACCTGGTTTTGGATTCGATATCATAATTGATTTTGGTCATTTCTATGTCAATTTCTCGCTTGTTACTTTCCCATTCTTTGTAAGTATCGCTTCTAAACTTCCAATGAATGAACGATAGATAATATTTGTTGATTAATTTCAAATGACACTTAAATCTTTCAAAGTCCTTATTTTGTTTCTCATTATCTTGTATCATTTTTTCTTTAGAATTTATTTCTTGAACGATTGTTTTCTTTTCGCATATCAAATCTAATTTTTTATTATTTGTTTCGCGAATCAAGAATTTAATATCCTGAATTGAACTATTATGTTGCTTATTAGATTCGTCATAAACAACATTATTATCAAACTGGATAATTTTTTCGGATAACGATTGTAATTTGTCAACAAGTAATTTTTTTTCCACATGCAGGTTCTTAATTTCCTTCTTGTAGTTTGCAAATTTTTTTAGATATGATACATTCTGGGTCAATGTATCAATTTGACGTTGTATATTATCATTGCAGATACGATCTATTTGCGCAACACGAACTTCTTCTAATTTATCTATAATCGATCGTCGTTCATCAAATAGCTTGTCAATCAATTTGTCATCTGAATCATCTGTCTCCAGTAATTTTAAATTTTTAGAATTCCATTCGTCATCGTCTTCCAACCATTCCAAATTTAAGGCCAACAAATCGGGATCTGTTATTCCATTTGCGTTTATTTGGACCAGTTTTCTAAATTTCTTTCGCAAATGCATTTCAAACATTATTTTGTTTTTCCTTTCAGAACTTACGATTCGTCTACCCATGTTTTTAATAACCAATGTATACAAAGAATCGCGAACATTGCCTTCTTCTTCTACTAAAGAATCGAAATCATAATCATATGATTTAACAAAAAATAATTGTTCTTTTAACATTTGTATTTCTTCTTCAATACAAATCATTTCGTTATTCTTTTCTTCAATGTCATTAAAATTATCAAATTGTTCCAACTTTTCATTAATTTCATCAATTCTTTTCATTACTCTTTCTTTTTCTTTTGCTAATTCATGAATATTCACATTATAATGATTATCTGGAATAGTGACTAATTTTGCCATTACTTTTCCTAATTCGCGTTGTTTATCATCTATCCCCTTCTGGATACTATCAATATCATTTTCGAAGCGAATAATCTGTTTTTTCTGAGTTGCAATTTCTTCTTTTATTGCATCAACATCCAATTCCTCATTATCAAAATTATCAATCTTTTGATTTATTTTGTCTATCGTTTGCAATATTTCTTGTTCGGTATCGAGCTTGTAGATAGACAATTCATCTATCTTATGCATTGGATTATTTTTGTATAATTCAACGACGCCGTTTGTTAGACTTTGAATATCTTCTTTGTATGTTTTGGCGAAATGTAATTGTTTGATTTCTTTGGTCAATGCGATAGCTGTACTTTTCAAATCACGCAACGATTCAGTATTAATTTTGCATTGCTCCATCGTTTCTATCTGACCAGATAACTTTTTCAAAGTATCCTTGGCCATGTTATAGCAATCTTCAAACACATTCAATTTCAATATATCTTGCAAGTACTCTTTTTTCTGTAAATGTGTCATGTCAATAAAGTTACCACCTTTCTTGTTTTGATTATTTTGTAAACAAAAACAGGTGAGTAAATAATCATCATAATCGCCGATAAGATCCACAATTTTGTTATTCGTCTCGCTTGGTTTGAGACCGTTCAATGATTCTTTGACTTCTTGGCCATTTTCATCGATAGTTACAGAAAAAAAATTCACATCAATCTTGACTGTCAAACCATTTTTGTTTCTTTTACCAATTCGTTCGATAAAATAACGCTGTCTGCCTACTCGAAACAACAAAGAACAATACATATCATTTTGGTTCTTATTCAATATGTCTTTGCGTTCACCACGACTGCATTTATCAAACAAGCAAAATAGAATGATATCCAATATAGCAGATTTACCATAATGATTGGGGGCCATGATACCAATAATTTGATTAGGATCATAATTTTGGAAGTCAATAATGTTATTTTTACCATACGATATCATGTTCGAAAACTTTAACACCAATATATTCCACTTCTGCTTTTTGGTCGAATTATGCATAACATCAAAAACCTGGTCTTTCTTTTCTTCAAATATTTTCTGATATATTTTTTGATGTAAATCAATGATTCCATCAATCTCTTTATCGTTATTAATTTTGTTCTTTAGGTATTGTTGAATTATTTCTTCCTGTGTTTTGCATGCTGAAATTTTTTTCTTTTTTTTCTTGGATGGTGAGTTTTGTAAAACCATTTTTGTTTTAAAACTGGTTTCTTTAACAATTTCGCATATTTCGTACTCTTTTTCTAGTGCACTAAGAATTTCTTGATACTGCATTTGATTGGTATTTTCAGTTATGAAACGAATTCGTGGTTTGATAGGAATATTTGCATTTTCCATTTTGCCATCGACTATCCGGACCGTGCAGAATCCATAGTCATTCCTTATTTTAATCAATTCAGAATCACCATCGCGCAGATCCCATTTTAAAAATCCATGGTTATCGATCGATTCTCCATATGACTGTTGAATCAATGATCCGGCATACGCGACTGTCTTTTCTTTATTCATGTATTGATACATGTGAATATCCCCTAACATGACATAATCGTAACCAGCAAAATCTTCAGCAACCAATTCCGTATTATTCATTCTGTAACCGACGTCAGTTTTGGCACCATGAACTGGTCCGTGATACAACGCAATCTTGTACTTATTTTTATGTTTCATTTTTTTCCAAATGTTTTTATCTATTTTATTAGCAGATATCAACATATTATCGAAAATACTTGTTACACCAAATAAGATATTTTGATATTGATATATCCCTGTATTTTTGAGATAATATAAATTGGTCAATTTACCAATGTCATCTACGATCGGCGTCAGAGCATCCATTCTGTTCCGATTTGATAAATTACAGTCATGATTCCCAGGTATCAATATGACGGGCGCAATGTCAGATAAATTCTTAAAAAAATAATACACGACAGATATTGACTCAGGACTCATTTCAGTTTTAGCATGAACAATATCGCCAGTAACGACAATTAATGATGACATCACACGATCACCTATCATAGTTCTAATTTTCTTGTACGTTCGCTCAAATACCTCATTATATTCTGCATGTCGTTGATTATTTCGAATATGTATATCAGATAAGTGATAAACATATTTGATTTCGCTTTCGTGATCATCATATAATTTTATGAAAGTGATCGTTTCAGCATTATCACTTTCTGTTCCGAATGTCGAAGATGAACTCATTCTATATATGTATACAGAAGTAACTATTGTTTAGATTATAATCTATTTTTGATCAAAAATAGATTATTAGTCAGAGGTAAATAAATCGACATCATCTACGTCTTCAGATTCGGTAGTGGATGATGATTCGTCATCATCATTGCCGCCACGTTGCTTTCCTTGTGCACCACCCATTTGTGGTTCGAACATAACTTCTTCAGATTCGTCAGTAAATAAGTTAATGTCGTCACCAGAATCTTCATCTGCTAATGAATTAGGAATATCAACAGTTGGCATTTTTTTATCATTATCTTTTAAGGATGGTGCATGTCTTTTGCGGGGCGCTTCTGATGTGAATAGATTGATATCATCAGACGAGATATCATCGGTGCGCCAATGTTTAGATTTATGTTTTCCGCCCTTTTGTTTTTTCTCTTCTTTCTCAGTCGTGAAGAGAGCAATGTCTGAATCACTGGAAGAATCGTCATATACTGTATTCATTTCTTTTGATATAGAATTAGATAATATTTTTATACTATTTGAATCCTTGTTCGAATTATCTACATTAGAAATATTATCCCATAAATCTCTAATTTTTTTATATATCCTATTCCAAAAAGAATTGATTGATATAGATCGCTGGGGTTCAGTGTTCGTATGTGATTCTACAAATGTGTTGATTATACCTTTATCTGTAGCTTTATGTAAGATATACAAGTTTGAGATCACTTGTGTAGCATTTACATCAGCGGACAAACACGATAAGGGTATTATTGCAAGATTAGCGTCAAGTAATACAGAATATTTCATTTTACCAATAGCAAGATTAATTACAAAATCACTATTTGGTACTAAAATAAAAACCATGTTGTTTTTTTTACTTATCTCGGCACATGATTTCGCAACTACTTTGGCAATATGGATCGTTGATTCTGGCGGAACAGATAATTTAAATGAAGAATCATCCGTCAATGTATCCCTAACTTTTGTAGTTATCTCATTCACAACATCTACAACTTTTGATATATCATCTGGATTCATAATTGATAATTTTTTGGCCAAAGTATTTGCCTTAATTGCGTCCGTTTGTGCACGACTCATAGCAACATACTTTTGTTCCTCAATTTCTTGCATTTTGTCAATATTTTGATATTCTATTTGTTCTATGTTCAAATGTTGACATGTTTTTACAGCGTTAATGCGCACAAGCTGAATAGGGACATAAAAAAATCCGTTATCTTTTTGATACTTTGCATAAAATCGCAGTGATCCATCTGAATAATTATTAGAAATGATATCAAAACAAAGCACAATTTCACAATTTTGTATTCCATTTTCTTGTTTTTTGGGATATACATAATGTTGCGCAATTTCAATAGTATGCAATATCTTCTGTTGCGCAATCGTGACAAAATCATTTATTAACGACAGAATTATTGCATGGATATCATCACATAAAACAGTATCATCGATGATAAATGATATGTTATAAATATCTTCTTTGAATTTTTGATATTTATCATCAGTAAAATTATTTAGCATGTTATATTGTTTAATTAGATAATTTATTATCAACACGATTCTGTATGACAATTATTGCATTTACGATGTCGTTTTTGATATTTTTTTGACGCATCTATCATTTAGTTGTTCTATTTCATCTATCACTATTTTTGGTTTTGGCGGCCTATAAGTAGGATATTCTCTCATTTGTGACGTGCAAGAATGACTATTATGAGATGTTGTTGAATCTGTAGTATCATTGGATGTCAGTGTTTCTTGGCTAAATTGTTTGCTAATCGAATCATATATATTACTTATTATTCGCTCTCCAAAAATACTGTTCGCATTATGCGAATGTTGATAATATTCAAATTTGATAATTTCATCATTGACCGATATGCAACGCAAGGAATGATAATTATTTGGAGAGAGTTCAATAAACATAAATTTAAACTTTTCTGATTTCATCTAAATCTACATTGAATTCAAGTTGATAATCCAAATTATTTTTCAAGATGTTGATTATGTTATTATTTTCTATGATGCGCAACAGTTTTCTCATGTTATAATAATAATAAATAATTTTTTTGTGTGACTTATGGTATAATATCTTCTTGAACGCGTTCCATTCTATCTATATTAGGATTGAATCTATTGAATCTGATATCTTCATATTTGAGGCAATTAGATTGATTTTCTTTGCACGTTTCTGGCAACTTGTAAAGCCATTTAGCGAACGTGGTTTGGTCATTGGGAGTCGTTGTAGAAGGAGTTGTATAAAATTGTCGCTGAGAATATCCCCTAACAAACACATCGTCAACGTCTCTAAACAAATCATAATTATATTTTTCATCAATTTCCTGTTTTATTTCGTTGTTGTTAATATTACACGCTCCGGGGCGTTCAGGATCATCCATTAAATCTGCCAGCGTGACATTCATAAATGGATTATTTTGAGTTGGAGCCTGACACATTTCGATTTTATCACACTTATCATCACGGCAAAAATTCTCATATCTAATATCTGCAGTATCATTTTTTTGCACATAATAAAGTACTAGGACAATAATTATTCCTATTATTGGAACATATACATAATCATAATTATTGCTGAAGAGCAACAATAAAATCATAAGATACAAGAAAAATTTTGTCATCGCGTTTAGCATTTCAATTTTACTCATAGAACTTTTGGGTAGGAATACAAAATAATTATCCCCGCGAAATAACACCATTGGATCTTCTAACCAAAATTTTTCGCTAGTGTAAGATTGTGATAATCTTATGTCTGGATTTTTCTCAGCATACGTCAAAAATTCGTTATATATTTTTTGATCCATCGATCCATCGATTTGATTATCAATATATTCCTTGTACAACATTGGATCATTGTATGTATTGCCATAAACATCGTGATCTGTTTGGTCAATCAATAAATCTCGCGGATAATTTGGCACTAACATGGGTTCGTTTCTCAGTGTGATGTCAAGGAACTGGTTTGGATATTCTTCATTGACGTATTGATCGCGATGTAGAATCGCCTTTGAGTCTAACTGATTTAGTGCATGAGTATCGGACAAAGTAAAATTGGTGTTGTATTTGAACGCAGGTTCAGTTGGGTCTCTAATTTGATATCTGGTGTCATGTGGGTTCATTTTCCCGAACGAATCTGGAGTATAATCGATGACATTTTCTAATGCTAGCATTTTGTTATTTATACAAATAAATAACAAAATAATTTACATTCCTAATTTTGTTTTTTGATGAGGACATATCTTCCATCTTCAAGGGGAATTATTTTGTCCCCTGACGGCAATATCTCTTCCCCTTCAATTTTTTGGTTCGAACTTTCATTTGATGTGATTTGCTGCCCCATATTCAATAATCCTAACTGATGTAATTTCTGATAAACATTGAACATCAAAACCATTTGTTGAGGTGATGGTAATCCTATCGAATCGGTTGTTTGTTGCTGGACCATTTGTTGAAATATTTGTTGTTGTATCGGTTGTTGTATCGGTTGTTGTACCGGTTGTACCAGGGGTATTTGCTGCACTGGTTGTTGCATTGGCTGAACGGGTACATATCCGGGCTGTTGAGGATACATTTGCGGTTGCTGTACTTGTTGTTGATTATATATTTGAGATTGATTTTTTATGTTATTTTGCCGCATAACATATTGTTCTCCAGATTGTACTGATCCTTCGATTCCTTTTTGATCACTACCAGGGAATGTTCCGATCTTTCGACCCATATGAAAAAAATCAAAGTGCGGAAAATTGGTTACGTGACCGACATCCCCTTCAAAATTATCGATATCAATAATGCAAAATATGGATATGATATGAGTCTGCGCACATCTTTCAAAAAATTGTCTTGCTGTTCGGCATTGTGGATTATTTTTTGTAAAATACATAAGCGATACCAACTTATCTTGCGCAGTTTCGAATATTTTATTGATCGTCGCAGTATCCTTCACAAGAATCAAATTGTTCATATTATTATTATACAGTGATTTTTAAATTTTATACATGAACTCAAAGGACTGTGTTGACATCTTTCATTGTTTTAATAAAAATTTCATCACGATTCAATAACAATTTATGTACACAATCGACTAACGCTCCTTGAAAATTTCGTCCAAGGGGATTAATTTTCGATCCTAAATTTGTATCAGAAGAAAGTAAATCGGGAGTATCAATGTTATCAGCATCTATCATCATTTTCGCAATAGAATTTATCATCTTAGGATCATAATTATTTTTGATTCTGTCTTCTAAAATATTGGGTTCATATTGGGTATCGCCTAATTTTAACATATTATTTTCGCTTAGTGTCCCTATGGATGCGTCAGTTATTAGATTTATGAAATATTGCAATAAAATTTTTATCATTAAATCTTTATCATACGTAACATTTTGAGTTTTGCGAAGTCCTTTTATACAATAACTTACAATGATATTGATGTCTTCCTTTAGGGCATTATCCATTTGAATTTTTTCGGGATTGTCATAAACGTACCATTTTATCATTTTAACAATCGGCGAATATAAATATGATACGTCTTTTCTGTTATCTCCATTCATCATTCGTTCTGCCCATTGATAGTATGTGTATTCCTGCAAATGTAACACGTGATTACTAATGCTAATTTTAGTGTAATTGGGCATAAAATAAATCAAGGCCAATTTGCACAACATTGTAAAAGGATCAATTATATAATTTTTTTCGTCATTCATTGTTACTTATATTGCACATATTAAAAACAGTGACAATTCATTATTCTTTTTATATTTGTGTATTATATAGATGGATTATCCAATAATTATCAAAAAAATTCTAGATGCTGATTCTGACACATTTGTAATGTTTTATGTTACCGAATGTCCTTATTGTCAGCGAGCGTTGAAATTGTTGCGTGATTCAAATGTCAAATACAAAGGATACATTATTGATAAAATTCCAGGAGGTATGCCTGAATTATTAAAAACATTAACCACATACAAAGATATAGTTCAATTTAATGATATGCATCATACGAAACCGATTATATTTTATAATAATAGATTTTTAGGTGGGGCAGATGATTTATCAAGATACTTGGGAGTTTAAATAGTTTTTTATAAAAAATTATTTAAATAGGATCATCATAAATATTTTCTGGTACGTTTTCGTCAAAAACAAATTCTGATTCTAAAATTTGATGATCGTCGAGAGCTAACAACTCGTCTATAGCAAGACATTTCATCGGTATGGCCGGATCTTCAAAATGATTTTCATATGGTTCTCCATCGGAATAATCTGCAGGATCTAAATAGCAGCTTAAATCATCTTCATCCATAATCGTTTGCATTCTTTCATAATAATCGATCAAATTTGTCATTTTCTGCAAACGGATAGCGTCGTCGGGAATCGATGATGACTCGAAAAGAGCTTCTTTGCAACGTGCAATGTCTGTATTTATTTTAGCTTCAAAATAAATCAATTTTTCAATGGCAAACATGTTTGATGTTATCTTTAATAATGATAAATAGTAATAACTAAATTAGAATTCAATTTTTTTTTCTGTTCTTAACCATTTTTATTATTGGAGGAACAACCGTACTCTTTTCATCATAATGCTTCTTATTCCATTTCTCATTGCGATCTTTTTCGTTATTTGTTCGTCTATATCCTACTCTTTTTTTAGAGTTATATGGTTTATACATATTTTTATATTTAGAACCTCCAAAGTTTCGTTTAGATCCCCAATATTGCTTACGATGAATCATTTTTTTAGATCCACGATAAGGTTTGAATATAACTCGTTTAGAACCCCAATATTTTTTTTTATTGTTATATGTTTTTTTAGATCCCCAATATGTTTTTTTATGATCATATGATTTTTTAGAACCTAAATATGGTTTGGGTGTTTCAGGATATGATTTCTTAGGCGATTGCCAAACTTCTGTAACAGGGGGCAATGATGGGGATATTTTTGATATGCTGTTTATAGTGTGATATGGTCTAGATATTTGTATATTGATCGGACATATATTTTTTTTTCTATGTTTGCTAATGTCGTACATATTATTTCTTAATCATTTCTTGAAATATACATGCCTGGGTGTACAATATTCATTTTTTTTTATAATAATGTTTATGCTAAAGATTATTATAATTATTTGTTTTTGAATCCTGTTTTTTTAGCTGGAGGACCTTTCTTTGCGACCGGTTTCTTGACTGGTTTTTTTTCAGAGGATTCACTCTCCGTATCTTCATGTTCCGATTCATTTGATTCACTATCAACAGAATCTGAATCGCTACCTGGTTCTGATTCTGAATCAGATTCAGATTCAGATTCGGATGTCACTGCTTTCTTTTTAGGAACTACTTTTGCTTTTCCTTTAACAGGTTTCTTTTCTGATTCAGAAGATTTTGTATCAGACTCTGAAGATTCTTTCTTCTTCTTAGCGGGAACTGCTTTTTTAGCGGATTCCTTTTGTTTAGGAAGAGGTTTTTCTACTTTCTTCTTTTTATTATTTTCTGAAGATTCTGTAGAATCATTATCGCTATCTGATTCTATCTTCTTTTTAGGTTTATCAGATTTAGTTGGTTTCTTATCATCAGTCAAATCATCATTATCATCAATATTTTGATACTTTCCTGAAGTCATTTCTTTCTGGAGAACTTTCATTTGTTCCTCATATGCTTGCAATTTAAAAACTCGTTCCATATATAGTCTTCGTATAAAAAGATGTCGTTCCCCTTGAGGAATATTATCGAGAGAAGGTATTTGTTCAATATTTAGTTGCTTACAAGCTTGTACAGCATCTACTTTTTTAAGATCTGCCATCGATATCGTGGAAAAATCAATATCGTCACTCTTTGCTTTAATTGCTTTTTTTACAGGTTGTTTAGATGGTTTCTCAACGTTTCTTTTTGACATGTGTGATTAGGTATATTATTCTATTGTATTGTGGCTTTATATTAAGATGTTTTTTTTTCAATTTTTTTTTTGGGTTTTCGGACAGTTTCTACTAATTCCACTTCAATTGGGGGCATATTTTTGCTTCTTTGTGTAGTCTTTGCGGCCGTTTCTGTTACTTTTTTAACAGGGGTCTTTGCAGCCGTTTCTGTCTTTGCATTGGTCACTTTTTTGATGGGAGTCTTCGTTGACGTAGCCTTCAGCTGCGATTTAAGATCGACGATTTTATCATTCTGTTCATCAATTTTATTTTGATATGCATCATGTACCATGGCCAATTCTTCGACATGTGTTAACTTTCTATAAAATTGCGCGGTCTTAACTTGAACACTCCAGGTGAAGGACCCGTTAGATAGCACGACGTATACATCACCATTATTTTTATTTTGCAATAATCCTCCGGTCCGAAAACTAGCTGTCCCATCATTATCAAAAATAAAATACCGAAGGTGCGTATTTATTGGCACATCCATTATATTATCTACTTTTTCATAACCGTTTAACTTTTCGGCAATTTCTTCTTTGCTTAGCTGTTCTTGAAAAGTTACATCCGGTTTTTTGTATGTTTTGTCAGCTCCAAGACGTTGTGTGCGTTTGTACATTATATATCTAATGTTCATTAATTTTTATAATCATTTAGTATTGCGTTTTAGTTTGACATGAGTGGGAATTGCTGTGTCCATATCGCTATTCTGTAGCTTAACCATAATATCACGTATCGTATTATTATTCAACACTTCATCAAATAATTTGTAGAAGATGTAAAAGTTAAGTATTTTAACAACAAAAACATGTGCATCGTCTTCTTCCTCACCTTTGCGTAGTTTGAGCATCAGATGTGTCCATTCTTCTGGTATTTCAGTGTGTTTGAAACCATTTTTTTGTGACATTCCCCCTGCAACAAAAATTCCGCCAGTTTGTAACAATTTCATGTCATAGCCAATGCCGTTCTTGATATATTTGATGTAGGTTTTCCCTGCAATTAAATCCTTCATATTTTTTTTAGATAATATCTGGTATCCCTGTAGACGTTTATCACATAGACATCCTTTTAGTGCGTTCTCTGAAGATTTTGGTACATAACTTTCTAAAAAATTGTTAAGGTCAAAATTATTCTTAAGATCTTGTGGAACTTTAACTATGTTTTTTTTCTCAGATTGTCTTTTCTTTTCATTATTTTTGATTATTTCCAGTTCCGCTTGGGCAAATTTTCGTATTTTTGTGGTATCCATCTATAGTATTATTTTATAATTAAAATGTGATATTTATATTCGTAATGTATATAAAAAAATAAAAGGCAATATTAATAAACTGAGTAGTATGGATCATAATTATGACGATGATATTGATATTTGGTTTAACGAATTGGATGAAAAAACGATCGATGTGTTGAATCCCAATTTGATAATTGAAGAAAACAGTCCTGATCCACCCAAGAATAACAAAATTGCTAAAAATGAAACGGTTTTTAGTTTTTTACACGATGACGATGTTGCTAACATGAACGGCATAGAACAAATTTTTGTTGAAGATATGATCAAAAAAGATCCAAATGATTTGAAAGCGTTACATATTATGCAATATGAGTCATCAATTGCGCAATTCATTCGCGGATTGATGGACGGAAACCAACCCAATAAAATTAGGACTATTAAAAAATGCGATCTCATAGATTTTGACAAAATGAGTGACATTATTGAATATTTAAAATGGATAAGTAATGCATCTAAAATACTCGCAGAACGTATTGGCCAAGAGCTAATCATTCACGATAGCTCTAATTCCACCCCTAAAATTATCAGATCATCATATAATTTCTGCTCGAAATACACAAAATGCAAAAATTACTACAACTTTGATGATCCAACAACACAAGTTACATGTAACGAACATCATTTCGTGCATTCGGTATTAAAAAATGATATCGATTCAATTATCAATTATTTAACATATGCACTAACGAACAAAATAGAGTTATCACTAGAAAATGTGAATGACTTTCAACTGTCTATTAAAACTATCGGTTTTGTGACAAAGCATATGGCGAAAGAGATTCGTTTGGTTGATGTTAAAACGATGGGAAATTCAGAGTTACATCATCGTAATAATATTTTTAAGAAAACCAAAAATTGGGTATTCGATGTTTCGTTAGAAAAAAACGATAGCGTTATCAAAAGTGAACATGTACCTGTCACAGAATTTGCATCCGATGACGTTAATTCAGGGCCCAGAGTTTCGGTTACACCAAAATCCCAAGGTTCTCCTTCAGGAAAAGAACGCTACCAAAAATATGTTTCTCGGACATCATTGCAAGAGGAAGGAAAATTAGAAGTTCCCACGCCAATATTTACAGATGGTCATAAAAAATTGCATAAACATTCTTTTGCAACTAAGTTTTCTAGACCGCAACCGTATAATAATGATAAATACAATAATGATAGGTACAATAATGATAGGTACAATAATGATAGGTACAATAATGATAGGTACAATAA